GTTCTTGGTAACAACGGTCAATATACTTTTCAAGTTCCATCTCACACACCTTATTAAGGAACGTGACAACGCCTTCAGTAGTTTTCTCTCTTCCCTTGTATACACTTTCAACCAAAGGACCCATATTAAGATAAATGGAATCGGTATCAGAAGCAATAACATAATCTACATCCTCAGTTTTCAATACCTTATTCAGGTATTTGTTCATTCGGTTCTCAATCCAGCGGATGGAGACTTGACCAGAGAGGGTGATTGCTTCGGCGTTAGCAAGCTTATAGTAGCGAAAGTATTGATTACCAATAGCACCATAAGCAGAGTTAAGTTGAATTTTCCGTGCCATTTGAATGTTGTTACATCTGGCAATTTCTTTTTCAAGTTTTTTAGTCGGAGTCTTTTCATAATCTTGTTTAGCCTGCAACATTTTCTTTTTGTAGATGGTTCGATCCTTGTAGATCTTATCCATCAACTCTGGAAGGAATCCACGCACATCCTTCCGATACATTGAACCATTAGCACAAACAGCATTGTCACTATACAGTTCGAAGTTTATCTCCTCATTAAGGATTCTATCAACTGTTGCCGAGGGGTGGCGTTCCTCCAGTAGGGTCTCTGGTGAGATATTGTACTGCATAATAAGGTGAGGATACAGACTGTTAAGATCAAAACTGACCACCCAATCATACTTTCCTGGAATCGGTTCCTTGACATATGCACCTGCATACTTAGAGTCTTTGTCCGAACGAACGATAGGAGGAATAACAATATTCCTCTTCTTCAGATAGTTGTAGATGATAGTATCCCACATGCGAACTTGTGAGAACACATCAGCATAGTTCGCTTTCGCATCATATGCCATAACAATAGCAAGTTCAATGAGTTTCATCTTGTCTTCCATACGGTCAACAAGTTCCACGTCAATGATGTTGTATTCTACAAACTTCTGCCATCCGTTAGTATAGAAGTCTTTGAACGTATCAAACTCAGAGTGATCCAGTTTCTTCTGCCCAAGTTCTACGCTGGCAATGTAGTCCAGACGATAAGACTCTTGTGCTTTGTACGTAAACTTCTTATAAAGATTTAGATAATCAAGTTGGGTAACACCACCAACATCATAAGAAATGTGTTTACGACCAGCGATATACGTTTCCTTTTCAGTAACAAGTCCCCAGGGAGACATACGCTTCATCAGTTTCTCACCAAGGATCCTGTCGATACGGCGTACCAGATACGGCATATCATACAGTTCACTGTTCCAACCAGTGATGACCTCAGGAGTATTATCCTCAATCATCCACCAGTTGATGAAGTCATTCAGGAGTTCATACTCAGTGGAGAAACCTTTATAGATGACGTTCTGCTGTTTGTTATTGAAGGGTCCTTGACCCCAGGTGCGGATCTGTTTGGTAGTGTAGTCCTGCACGGTGATGAGGAGAACTTCCTCAGCGGCAGATTCAACGTCTGGGAATCCATTCTCTGACTTAACCTCAATATCAATAGTAGAAATTTTGATCTGAGTTGTATCAAACTTGATTTCTTCCTCAGGATACTTCTCAGAAATATACTGATAGATGTACCTGTCGTTTCCGTAGATCTTGAAGTTGTCTACACCATCATATCGCTTGATAAACTCACGACAGTCACGAACAGTTCCAGGTTCAACAGGTTCAACACATTCACCCTCAAGAGTTTTGTATTTTGTCTTCTTTTTAGAGGGCACAAAAAGAGTCGGGTAAAACTTCTCTCGGGTTGCGAAATGACGACCATTTTCGTAACCGCGAACAAGGAAGTGGTCCCCGACCATTTGAACGTTCGTATAAAAGCGCATTATGCAGTGAGTTCTAGATACTTTTCAATAACTGATTGTTTTGGATCTGCAATGGTCAGAATGTCTTCTGCCCGAAGCATCAGTTCTTCCTGGTCAGTAGCATTTGGCCAGGGTTCCATACGATCTTCATCATAGAAGCGATACGGTTTGATCAGTTTACAGTTGGGGTCACCGATAGCAGCATCGACTTCCTCTACTTCAGATATGATAACATTATCCACATCTAGAAGCAAGCACTTGATAACTTTATCCATTTTTTCTTTCCTCATAAAGTTTGACTACATCATCAACAGGATTGACGACGGTTAGAACAGACCTTGGTGGAAGCAAAACTTCCTCATCCTTAGAGAGAAGAATCCAAGAAGACATTGTAATTTCTACACTAGTCTTATCTTCATCTTCACCCTCTTCAATAAACATAGGTCTGGATGCTGAGACAGCAAAAGGTTTATGAAGGATGTATCCTTGAATACTATCTCCTTTGAACAACTCCTTGACATCGGCAACAAGTTGTTCTCCAGTTTCAAGTATGACCAGTTTGATAGACATTTTGAGTAATAATCTTTAGTAGTATAACACGTCAAACGCCTGGTGGCGTGAAGGTGTGGACAATATGTGGTCTGACCAACGCTGCCCTGTCACGAGCAACCAGAGCATCTATTGAACTCTTATATGTATCAGACATAATACGTGGATACAGTCCGATGGCGATGATAGGAACCAAAAGAGCACTTACAATATAAACCTCACGGGGCTCTGCATCTACAAGGTTAGTGTGAGAAACAAGTTCAGCATTTGGTTTACCATAGAAGATCTCACGAAGCATTGAAAGAAGATAGATGGGAGTCAGAATAACTCCAACAGCAGCAACACCACACAGAGTAATACGGAAGGCAAGTGAATAAACAGTATCGGTTGCAAAACCAGCAAAAACCATCAGTTCACTTACAAAACCACTCATTCCGGGAAGTGCAAGGGACGCCATGGAGCACATGGTCCAGAGAGCAAACATCACTTTCATATTCTGACCAACACCACCCATCTCATCAAGTTGAAGGGTATGAGTTCGATCATACGTTGCTCCCACCAGGAAGAACAGAGAGGCACCAATCAAACCATGACTAATCATCTGTAGCATTGCACCACTTGTTCCAAGAGCACTGTAACTACCAATACCAATGAGAACGAAACCCATATGACTGATAGAACTGTAAGCGATCTTTCGCTTCAGGTTTCTTTGGGCAAATGAAGTCAGTGCTGCATAGATGATGTTGATAGCACCAAGTATGATGAGAACTGGAGCAAAGACTGCGTGTGCATCTGGGAGAAGTTGACAGTTGAACCTGAGTAGAGCATATCCACCCATCTTCAATAGAATACCCGCAAGCAGCATATGAACTGGTGCTGTTGCTTCTCCATGGGCATCAGGCAACCAAGTATGGAAGGGAACAATGGGTAGTTTCACTCCAAATGAAATCAAGAATGCAACATAACACCAGAGTTGGAAGTTCTTCGGGAACCCCTGCTCCATCAAATAAGTGTATTCAAAGTTGGCATGACCAGTCCAGAAACCCATTGCAAGTCCTGCAAGGAGAATGAACAAAGAACTACCTGCAGTATAGATGATGAACTTTGTTGCAGCATACTGGCGGTTCTTTCCACCCCAGATAGAAATCATCAGATACACAGGAACCAGTTCCAGTTCCCAAGACAGGAAGAAAAGAATCAAATCCTGAACTGCGAAAACCATAATCTGCCCACCGTTCATAATCAGAAGCAGGAAATAGAACAGTTTCGGTTTGAATGTAACTGGCCAAGCAGCAAGTGCCGCCAGACTTGTAATGAAGCTAGTCAGAAGAATGAGAGGCATTGACAATCCATCAGCACCCACGGACCAGGTGAGTCCAAGTTGTGGAACCCACGAAACCCGTTCCGCCATTTGAAGACCTTCAATAGCAGGATCATATCCCTTGACGTATCCTACTGCTGTAATCAGAAACGTAATCAAAGATGCGCCGAGACCATACCATCGGACAACTTTGTTTCCCTCTGGAAGTAGAGGGATTCCAAGAGCACATACAATTGGAAATAAAATTGCTAGACTCAACCAGGGCATATTATAAGAAAAGAGTCACATATATTTTAACACAAAAAAATAGGGGTTGCAACTGGATTTTGCCAGTTGCCCCCTGCGGCGACGATATTCAATTTTATTTATGGAGTTGTTACAAATATTTCTGCTGTGGGTGGACCATTAGGGTAGTACACTGCCGAGGGTCCAACTGCTAAAAAGAGTCATTGTGGTTCCAATGAGAAGAGTGGCGGCTGTAAAGTTCATAAGTCGTCCTCCTGATCTTACATAACTATCTATATTATACTGTATCACTATGATACACTTCTGTATCAACCGCAGCAGAAGTTGGTCAGGATTTATAGATAATCCTTCCTTTGATGATGTTCTGGAACAACTTTGCCAAGTTCGATATTTAGCAACCCATCCTCAAAGCTAACTGATCTAACTTCCGTCTCGTCACTGAGGGTCCATGATCTAGTGAAAGATCTTTGAGCCATTCCTCTATGGACGTATGTTCCTCCAGTTTCTGTTTCTTCTTTTCGTCCTTCGACAAAAAGTTTTCCGTCTTGTGTGTAGACATTAATTTCTTCCTTTTTAAAACCTGCAAGTGCTAGTTCTAAGCGGTATTCTACGTTGCTTAGTTGAACTAGGTTGTATGGTGGGTAATTGCTTTGCGTCTCGTGCAGCGTCCCAAGACGGTCAAAGTAATCATCCATGCCGATACTGTACCTATTTATACGGTCCATCAGCTCAGGCAGATCCTTCGTATGAAACTTCATTAAGTTCCCCATGGTTATTAGCTCCTTTGAAAGCGAGTTTGTGTTGTGTGATCCCCGAAGGCAATCACACATATTTATAGCACAACCAATAAAAAAGGGGGTGTTGCCACCCCCACATTATTATTCGGTTTATGCGACACGCTCTACAAAATATCCATGCTGTTTGGTGTCTTCTCTGTATGCTTTAGAAGTTCTCCAAACACGCCCACCAATAGACTTGGAAGGAGGGACATTCGGACGACCATGGTTAGATTTCCATTCATTTGGAGAAACCGGTTTCCAAAACCAATCGCCTACATCATAACTGGGGTCTTTCCAAGGGTAAGAACAACCTCTTCCTGGTCGAGGACATCCCTTAATAACATATTGTTTTTGTTTCTTCGTTCCACGAACATATAAAGTTGGTGGTGAGGGGGTCTCTTCAATTTGCATTGTCTCAATGTTGAGAGCTCTGTTTATGGGATCAAAAGTCATATCAAATGAACTCAATGAAGTCATTATAGTGCCTCTTACTTTTTTTGTCAAGGCATAAAAAAGGGGGGCATCAAGCCCCCTATTTCATTCGGTTTCTTCTACCTTCTTCTTTTTAGAACCGATATTATACTTAGTCTCAAGAATCCAGTCTTGCTTATCCTTATACGCCAGAACCTTGATTTGGTTCAAAGGAGCAATCTCTTGAATCTTTTCTGCGTCAACAATTTCCACCAGACCCCAGTCTGCAAGAAGTTGTGCAATACGGTTACGACGCTGGACATCATTCAGCGTCAAGTTAGCGTGTTTCCCATCAAGGGCAAACAGTTCCTTAAAATGCACCAGATAGTATCTACCCTGCTTGTGCAAGATATGACAAGACTGATAGATCTTTTTCTCTTTCCTGGAAGCAACTCCAATACGAGTCAGAGTTTCACGCACTTTCAAAAAGTCATCAGGTTCGCGGAGAACCACTTCAACCATTTGTTCAGGCGACCACTTCACTTCAGGTTCTTGAACGACACTCATCTTTTTCCTCCAATATCAAGTTTCGATTTAATAAATGTAAGTTGTTCTTGGGTCAAGATCCGTAGTGCTTGCTTTGCCTTCTCATTACTATATCCATAATAACGTTTGACATAATCAAGGTCTTTGATCTTATCTTGTCGGAGCCAGGGAGAAAACCTCTTCTTTTTCCTCAGACTATTTAGATAAAAATCATATTGTAGTTTCTTGGGGAGGAAGTTGTACTTGTTCATCTCATTGGAGAACATGATACAGTCCAAGTGACCGGAGAGACAACGGTTAATAATATATGGAGGATATTCCTTTTCTACAGAAGGATCTTCATCGATGAGATGCTTCTTGGTTTGGTTGATTGAGTTGAGCCAGTCCTTGAGTTCCATAATTAAAAAGTACGAGTTCTTTACGTTCACGTTGCTCACGCATGTACTCACCTACTGAGCGCATCGTGTAGGTAAGGTCGAATTCACCTGCTTGCCAGGACTTGAATCGGTCTTTAACCAACTGGTTGGCATTGTAACTGATAAGGCAATCCATAGAGCAAATATCACAATCTGTGGCAAAACGATCATGATCGAATCTTTTGTGCATAGCTCCCTTTTTACCGTAGAGATTATCTTTGATGTCATAGGGAGGATCTAGATAGATGAATGCTCGACGTTCAGAACTCTCATCAAAAAGTTCTTCGTAAGTAAGATTAGTTATATGCCACTTAGAGATAATAGTGGAATAAAACGGCAGTTTCTCAATACCACGGAAACTAAAGTTGTTATCGGATGCCTGCTTTGAGAAAGAAGAACTCTCAGTCAGACCACTGAAAGAACACTTATTTACAATATAAAAACTAACCGCTCTCCACAGAGGGTCAGTATTATCAGTATCAAGATAATGCTTAGACTCTTGAAACAAAACTCTTGCAGATGCAGGATCAGGGCATCGAGTCTTGAGTTCCAGAAGTTTATTTTTCATAGTCACACCATCCTTCTGAAGAACCTGCCAGAAGTTTACCAGAGGTTCATACAGGTCATTGACCCATACTTTGAGGTGTGGATATTTCTTTGTAATATGAAGTGCTACGCTACCACCACCAAGGAATGGTTCACGATACTCATCATACTCACGGAGGTCAGGAAGGAACTGGTCAAGTTTCGTGCAAGCACGGGACTTACCGCCTGGGTAGCGTAATGGTGTTTTCAGGGATTTCATAATCAGGTTTGTTATACTTCAAAAACTCCCAGAAGGTGAGTTTCATTTCCTTGTGGGTCATACCACAATGCTTTGCGGCAGCAGGTAGAGTCATCTTAGCACGGAACAGTGCTTCGTTTGCCTCTTGAACATTCTGAGGCGTAGTCTTCACCCTTGGTTCTACCAACTTATTCTTGTCGATTTTGAGAAGACTCATAGCATATCTCCATAGGGAGTATCGTCTTTATGGAGAAGAACTCCATCAACCTTATCCATCAGGTCAAGCATACTTCCATGCATCAGACGGTATCCATATCCCACATAAAGTTGTCCGAAGAATACTGTTAGTGCCATAAATGCCCAGAAGTAATAATAGAACCTGGACTTTACTTGTGCTCTCAGTTTGGTTTTCATTTGAATTCACACTCCACCATAAGTTCAGTTAAACAAGCAAGCATATTTATCTCTTGGTCTGCTACGAACGCTCCTTGATACTGATACTTAGCGAGAACAAGGACAGCAGCAGGAACAGAAGCAGGAACCAAGGATTCGTAGCAAGCGTCATAAATGCGACGCAAAAGTACAGTAGTATCATTGTCCAGATTACCAACGATCCACTTTCGCACCTCAGGGAAGTTTTTATCTTTGAGATTTTTGACCAGTTCATTTACAGCAACATCAGAGAACGAAGCAAGGATGCCAGAGTCAATCTTTCCACTGACAGCATATCGTTGACACTCATTGAGAACACGACGCCAATCAGGGAAGTGTTTGTTAATAAGTTCTACCAGGACCTTGTTATCATATTCAACACCTTCTGCATCCAAGATTTGTTGGATACGTTTGAAGAACTGGGCGGCAATGGACTGTCGATCTTTTCCTTTGATTCCAAACTCGACAACGGAACATCGCGAGTGCAGGGGTTCAAGGATTTTATTTTTGTAGTTACATGTGAAAATGAACCTACAGTTACCAGCAAATTCCTCAATAAATGCCCGAAGACAGAGTTGTACGTCGTTGGACGTATTGTCTGCCTCATCAATGATAATGACTTTGTGTTTAGCAGTTGCTGTAAGCGAAACGGTCGAAGCGAAGTTTTTCGCATTGTTTCGGACAGTATCAAGGAATCTACCTTCGTCGGATCCATTGATGACATAAACGTCAGCTCCTAGTTCATTACACAGTGCCTTTGCTACTGTGGTCTTACCAATACCTGGTGGACCAGCAAGAAGCATATTAGGGATTTCACCTTTATCTAGGAAGTCTTGAAAAGTCTTCTTTGTAGCAGCAGGCAGAATACATTCAGCGATCGTCTTTGGACGATACTTCTCAACCCAAATAAAATCACTCATACTCACTCACCAACTTCATGAATAACAGGTTGTTCGTGTACCAGTATACGATACAACTCGGAATTATTACCAGCAGAAACTGGAATAAATTCTGTATCTGGATTGAACTCGTCATCACGAATTGCTTGGTTGATGACGATAGAACCTTGTTCACCAGAGATGCTGCGATGATAAGTTCCAACAGGAACAACCAAAGCACCGCTCTTACGATTCATGTGAACAATATGATATGGAAACTTCCATTCAAAGTTTACAAGTTCAAATGTTCTTTCACCTGAGAGGACACGATTATGGTCCACTTGATGATAATGAATGTAGAACTGCTTTGCACCGATGACATCGTTTGGTGGTGAAATTGCTGGTCCTTCGTGTACCACAAGATCAGATGCGTTTGAGTCATCTACCGAAATATCATAAAAAACAACATCAGGTGTCTCTCTGAACACCCGATGTTTACGAAACTGTACGCTCATGACAAAAGTTTACTAATACCAATAGTGGTCAAAAAACCGAGCATGATAACCATGTCCCACATTTTGTATTTGATAAAATACGGAATGGTTACCGAGTCAGCAACTAGGTGTACCACCACACCTAGTTTAGCATCAACATGTAAAACGACAAAGTAGGAAATGACGATGAGTGCACTTCCAAGTATTCTTAGATACTCAAGGAGTTTAACCGAATGTAGAATCTGGTTCAAGCGCAATGTAATAAGTGAGGTTGTACTTTGCATTGGTAAACTTAGAAAGAAGTTTGGATGACACTACAACGTCATAGGCACCAGGAATAATCTTGATGTTCTCAATCTTGAAGTTGAAAGTAAACTCTTTATCAGTTTCTCCAACAACAAACTCTTCTGCGTGGGAAGTATCGTTCTTCTTATCGCGGACAACCAGTTTGACTACACCTGCACCACCAACCACAGAGAGGTCAGGAAGTTGCAGAACAGCAGCGGCTTTCAGAACTTGTGAGAGAACACTGTGCTCAAGTTGAAAGCAAACGTCTTGCGTAGGAAGATTAATCTCCTTCTCAGGAGGAGCAATGATAACAGCAGGATCAGAGTAAAAATACTTGCCACGACGGTTACCTTCACGGTAAGCAAGATAACTTTCTTCCTTGAAGTCTAGGCTAGGATCAGGATAAGTGCCAAGAATATTCAGCAGTTGATTGAGGTCATACAGAGCGACATCGCGAGGGAACTCTTCATCAATCTCTGCTTCAGCAAGAATGTTCTTCGCAACAGAAATAGTACGGAGTTTAGTACCCTGCTTCACAAGAATAGAGTTGTTGATACCAGCAAAGTTCTTGAGAATGGTCAGAGTGTTGTCGGACAGTTTCATTGTATTTGGATTCAATTTCATCACTGGGGGTAGGTTTCGCGCTTGGCGTTTTTGTCGTTAAAGTGCATCAGAAGAACAGCATAGTGCAAGATCTTCATGATATCACGTCGTGCAGTGCCTTTCTTATCGTAACGAGAGGCATACTTGAGAATGTTGCTACGGCAGAAGGACTCACCATCGCCGCACGCTTCAATCAGATCAAGTGTCTGAATCTTATCATCACCAGCAGAGTAGTGAGCGTTGTATGTGCCAGAAATATAGTCTTGTAGTTCTTTGAGGATAGTATCCTCACTGTACTTGTATCGACTGGGGTCTGTGTTCATAGGAATGTTAATATTCAAAGAGTGTTCGTCTTCAGGACCAAACATATCATCGTGTAGTAGAGACCATGAGTTCACCATATTATATCAAGAGAAAGTCTGTACGTCAACAGAGTCTTCAGAAGGCATCTGGAAGTCAGCATCAACTTTATCATACAGTTCCAGGAATGCCTGCTTAGTTTCATCATCGAAACGATTCACACAAACTTGGATTGCCTTTGCCTTGTCTCCAAAGATGTTGAATGCCTTGACAATGTGAACCAGGCGGCGGGTAGAAATGATCTCCTCAATACCACCATCATAGAAGGTCTTACGGATGATGTCTGCCCAGTCAGCAAGTCGCTTACAGAAGTTTTCGTCAGCGCAGAGTTTGTTGAGAATGCGAGTCTCAACAGCAGCAGTCGGATACTCCTGCTCAAAGGTCACAGGGAAACGCTCCAGGAATGCTTCATTAAGAACATTGGTGCCAATGAAGCGACCATCGTCAGAACCCTTACCCTTAGTGTTTGCAGTGGCAAAAACTTGGAAACCTTCGGAAGGAATAACAAAGCGACCAATCTTTTTCAGGAAGACTCCTTTTCCTTCAAGGATGGATTGAAGGCAAAGAATCTTGTTGGAAGCCAGGTCAATCTCGTCAAGCAGTAGAACCGCACCGCGCTCCAAGGCTTCGACGACTGGACCATTGTGCCAAACGGTCTCACCGTTAACCAGACGAAATCCACCAATGAGGTCATCTTCATCCGTCTCAATAGTGATGTTAACACGGATCAGTTCTCGTCCGAGTTGGGCACACGCTTGCTCAACAGAAAACGTTTTACCGTTGCCCGAGAGACCCGTGATAAACGTAGGGTAGAATACACGGGACTGAACAATCTTTTTAATATCTTTGAAATTGCCAAACTGGACGAAGGAATCATCTTTCTGAGGAATAAGGTTTTGCTCAACAGCAGGCATTGCGGGAGGTGCCTGATAAGTTTGCTCAAGTTTTTCTTGAATGGTCAGGTTCCACTTACCACGACCAGTTTTGTATTCAGACAGTTTGTTAGAGACAGTCTGATAGTTACAGTCGTTCATTGCACACCAGGCACGGATGTCTGCAGCAGTAACAGATTCTCCGTAAGTTGCTTGAAGTGATTCGACGATGCTGTTCTTGGACAGTCCCATTGGGTTGTTTGTTTTAACTGAAGTTATTATATATGAAAAAAGGGGGTCAGAAACCCCCTTGTGTACCAGTTGTAGAAGTGTCCTCAGTCTTTCTTAGCACGAAGAGATCTCTTCTCATATTTGACTTCTTCAACCTTTACTTCAGGTTTTGGTGCAGGGGCTGGTTTAGGTGCAGGTGCTTTTTCAACCTTAGGAGCAGGTGCTTCTCCTCCTCTCAGCAAATCTCCGAATCTTGACATAGCTCTTAAAGTTTTTAAATATTTATCAAGCAACAAGTTCTACAAACTCACTAAGGACTTTTTTGTTCATCTTCTTACTACGAAGACTTTTTACAAAAGCACTTTTGATTTGAGTCTTAGTTGCAGTGTCGGATACGTCAAAGTCAGAGTTTTGTGCAAGGGCATTTGCAGACAAACCAAAGTATGCTGCATATCCAGAGTTTGAGATAGTGAATGCCTTTTTCTTTTTCCAGTCTTGCATAGTGCTTTCAAACTCTTTTCCAAAGTATCCACAATAACGACGAATAAAAGCACCAGCATCACGGGACTCAAGAACACGGAAACCGATGAAGTTTACATCAGTAAAACGATCCTTAAGGTTACGGAGAAGAATGTCAGTAAACTCATACCACTCACTATCAAGACTGTAAGTAGTTCCCAGTTTACGGTCACGAAGGAAACAAGAGGATGAGACAGAACGAACTCCAATGAAAGGCTCATCTTCCCAACGACGCTGAAGTTCAGCGTGATACTTTACCCAGTTTGCTTCACCATCAGTCATCACAACACACTGAACTTTTTGAACACCATTCTCTTTCTTGAACTCAGGAAGAATTGTATGGAGAGAGATCAATGCCTCATTCAAAGGAGTTCCAGACAGAGACAGTCCGATAGGTGGCATGAAGTTAGTCCAGTATGAACGACGGAAACTCATAGCAAGACGGAAGATGTTCTTCATCTGTTGCTCAAGAACTTTACCATTAGTTTTATGAGTAAACAGGTTCAGGAGAGAGAAGTATTCTGGAATAGCAAATACACCGTCACGCTTCTGATAACAAGGTTCACGAAGGGTAGGATTACCATGCTCATCAGAGGAAGCAATAGGATAATCGTTAGTGAAGGCGTAAACTTCAAAGGGAATGGATACTTTCTTACAGAACCAAATGAGGTTGTAAAGTTGCTTGATAGTGTCAAGCATCACATCACACATAGAACCAGACCAGTCAAGAACAAAAACCAGACCATGATTCTTACCATCAGGAAGAGTAGTTACTTTTTTGAACAAGTCTTCATTGTATCGATAAGTGTGTAGCTTGCTTGTATCGAGAACTCCAGTCCGACTAGTAGTAGCACGAGAATAAGAGTCTGCAGACTTACGGCATTCAAATTCTTTGACAAGGTAGTTCACCTCCTTACGAGCATCTTTCTTGAACTTTACAAACTCAATGTCGATAGGCTCAAATGCTTCTGCAGGAACATCATCCCACTCACAGAAACTATCGTGAATTGTCTTGTTATTGATAATGATTTTACTAGCGTCAACTTTGGGAACTTCAATGTAGACGTTTTCATATCCATCCATATTGGCAAGGTCCTTGATGGCATCTGCCAGAGAGTCAACAGTTTTTGTCTCTGGTTCACCATCAAGATCATCAAAGTCATCATCAAACGTGTTATCAGTTTCAGCGGTTCCACCATAGGACTCATCAGGCTGCATATCTTCTGGTTCACCCTCACCATCGTCACCACCACCAGGGTTTGGAACGTTTGCCTGAGTGCCTTCAGAAGACTCTTGAGTGCCTTCAGGAACCTCATTCTTCTTGTTCTGCATCTCTTGCTTACAGAAGGTGTAGAGTGCCTCAGCAGCGTCAAGAACCTCATCAAAGGTTTCACAGGCAGCAACCATTTCAACGATATGCTGCTCATCAGCAGAGAAAGGAATGCTCACAAAGTTACCAATCTTGAAGTGAAGATTGATACGGTCAGCAAGAGACATCGTAGGAATATTCTCATTCTCAAGACAGAAGAAGTCTTCATCAGACAACTCTTGGTATCCACGATAGAAGGTCTTAGAGATGCCAGCGTAACGACGCTTCATCAGTTTTTCAATACGAACATCCTCAACGATGTTCACCATCTGTGGTGAGATCTTTCGGGTAAGGATCCAGTCAGAGTCAGGAGTGTATAGTGCATGACCCACCTCATGACCGACGAGCATATCATAGACTTCACCACTTGCTTTCTCCCAGACAGGAAGAGTCAGAACACGAGTATGAACATTGAACTGTGCAGTCTCAACATGCTTGTGCTCAACCACCAGGTCCTCAGTGGCAAGGAGTTTGGCAAGGTGTGACTTGATTTCGTGGTTGACTGCCATTACTTTGATGCGTATAGACTTATTATACAAAAAAACCCCGCCGCAAGGCGAGGTCTAGGACACCTGTTCAACTGGCACTCACTATTCGGGAGAATCCTTTCATCTTGTCAAACTTAACAGTCCTTTCGAACTTGTCTTGCATATCAGTCTTATGAGAGATAACAAAGATATTAGCATCCTTAATAACATACCGAATGATCTTTAGGAACTCGTCGGTTCCAAAACCATCAAGAGATGAGTCAAAGACTTCATCCATAATCAACAGGTTAGTGTTTGCGGAGTTTTTGACACGCGCTACTTCACGCCAGGTGAAGAGTAGGGCAAGGTCGATTCTCATCTTTTCACCTTCACTGAAAGAACTATATGAAAAGTCTTCGTGGATGGGTGACTTCACTGATTCGTTGAACTCTTCGTTCAGTTGGAAGTTTATGAAAAACTCCATCATCTGAAGATAACGATTGACCTGTTGATTGATGAATGGAAGATACTTCTTAATGATTTTTGTTTTTACGCCATCATCCTTTAGAAGGGAATAGGCAAAATCGTTATAAACGATTTCTTGTTTTTTGTCTGCTAGTTCTTCTATTGTTCGTTGGAGACTATCCTTAAACTCCTCTAGTTTCTCATGTTCAGAATTTCTGTTCTGTAGGTTACTGGTAATAGTTTGAATTTCATGTTCGCATTCGCGGATCTGTCGCTGATTGATAGAAATTCTAGTATTGTTTTGAGAAATGTCATGCGTTAGTTTAGTGATCTCCTGAGATAGGACTGTAAACTGACGCTCTCTTTCTTGTTCGAACTTGATAGCGTTTGCGAGTTCATCGTAACCTTCTTTAAGTTCCTTCGCCTTATCTTGAGCGTCGGTAATTCTATTTAACCGAAACTCTTCTTCAATCTCCTGGGTACAAGTAGGGCATACCGTATTTTCAGTGAAGAACTTATGCTCCTTGGTAATAGTTGCAACTTTATTCGATATTTTGCCCTTTAGATTGTTTAGTTTTGATAACTTTTTAGTTGCTCCAGTGACTGCTTCCTGTTCTTTAGTTTTACCTTTTACGACCTCTTCAGTATTTTCATTCTCTTCAATATAAACATCAACTTCTTTCAGGAGTTTATCAACTTTCTTCTTGTTTGCTTCAATGTTAGCCTTACCACGATTCTCAAGTTCTTCAATGAAGTTCTTCTGCATCTTCATCTTATCCTTGAGAGTTTCTCTCTTCAGATCAAGAGACTTGACCTGGTTCTTCTTTTCTTTCAGGGTCTCCTTAATGATATTATTCATCGCAGAGAAGATACGAATATCAAGCAGGTCTTCAATAACCTCACGACGGTTGGAAGAAGTCAACTGCATGAAAGGAACAAAAGTGCTGCTACCCAGGATGACAATCTGAGTAAAAGACTTGTAGTTCAGTTTGAGAATATTTTCTTCTAGGATACGCTGCATCGAACGGTCATCCGCTTCACGATGCAGTTGGTTACCATTCACAACAATATCGAATACATTGGGTTTGATACCACGTCTTACAATGTACTGACGAGTATTAATTTCAAACTCAATTTCAACAAGACACTCACGCTCATTAGTGGTATTCACTAACTGAGGTTTGTTGATCTTTCTGTATGGTTTATTGAATAAAACAAAAGTAAGTGCGTCTAGAATAGTAGACTTGCCAGCACCGTTTGTTCCAATAATAAGGTTAGTTGGAGACTGCTCAAAGTCTACCTCAGTAAACTGATTGCCCGTTGACAAAAAGTTTTTCCACTTAATTTTCTGAAAGGTTATCATTCTTAGGAGGTATAACGAAGTCGTTAGGGGTAATCACTGCATACTTATAATTGTACATCCTGCACGTCTTTATTGCAAGCTCATCATCTACTTCTACAACCGTCATCTCAGTCTCTTCTTCATCCTCAAGCATCATTGCATATCTCTCAGCATCATCTTCTTCCTCAAACAAAAAGAGAACCTTGTTACCCCTCTTATCATGAACGGCATAAGCACCCTCATCTTTTTTGTCTTTGAGAGTAAGAAGAAACATTATTCGACCTCACACGCCTGCGAATATACCTTCTGAAGAATACTTTTGACTATTGCTTTATCGCAATCAATTTCTGCTTCATCAATATATCTATTCAAAATAGAAATAGTGTTTTCCGAATCCTCAACTTCAAAGTCTTCACTTTCTTGTATTTCAAAGTTCTCAACTATCTTGAGTTCGTGAATACCAGCACTGTAAAGTTTATCAATGAACTTCTCAAAGTTTTTAGGGTTGCTCTTCTTCTTGACGATAACCTTTACAATTTTGTTTTCGTAAGAAGTTGTATCAAACATCTGATGAGGAGTATCCTCATAGTAGATATTGTAGAACAACTTGTAAGGGTTATTTACAGGAATATGTTCCAGAGTTTCAGTATCGAAGATGTGAAAGCCACGAGTATCGTTAACATCATTCCAGAACATTTCATATGGGTTTCCTAAGTAGAAGACTTTCCCGTCGTCTGATCGTGTATGGTAATGACCCGAAAATGTCCGCTCGAACTTCTCAAATAGTTTGCCATCCATACCGTCTTCCATGACGTGTCCGCGATGCGCTCTAAATCCGTTGAGTTCAAGGTGCCCCATCGCGCACGTGCTACTTGATACTTTAATTGCGTTGACAGTATCCTCAAAATTTTCCGCATTGATCCAAGGAATAAACAATACATTGAGATTATCTATCTTGACTTCTGTCGGGTTTGAATAAATCTTGACATTACTATACTGTTTCAACAACAAATCTACAGAACTAATGTCGTTGGTATTCTTATAGTAAGCAGTGTGGTTTCCTACGATAGTATGAACAGTTACCCCTAACTTTTCAAGACGATCGTAGTATTTTTCCTTTGCCCATTCAAGTGCCCACAGATCGATAGAACGTCTGTTATCAAAAGTATCGCCCATATCGATAACGATCTTGATATCGTTTTCCTCAAGATATGGAAAGAAGATATCATTATAGAACTTCTCAAAATGATCATGAAGAAACTTGGAACTCTTACGAGCACCGAAGTGTTGGTCTGTAATGATAGCAACCTTCATCGATTAGTCTTCTGAGCGATATTATCTTTGATAGTATTATAGTCGGAACTACTGTTGGAAAGCAAGCTGTCGTCAACCATCATGACTTCATCATAACCAGTTCGTTCAATGATCTTGCTCTTGATCTCCAGTTGCTTCTTCTCCTTCTGGATGCGTCTCAGAAAGGCATAGTGAATAATCTGAGTGAAGTATGCAAATGGGTTCTTAGACTTCTCTGGGTCAAAGTTATGAATGTATTGAACACAGTTCTCAATACCATCAGAGATCATATCGTCTCTGAACATGTAGTTAACAAAGTTTGGCTTATAAGAAAGGTGTGTTGCGATCTTCAAGAAGCATTCACCAAGATAATTCGTAATAGGTGGTTTTCCTACCCAACGCTTAGAACGATCTTCCTTAGTGGGTTCTCTACCGTTGATCTCTCTGAAACTATCAGCAACTTTTGCTCTGTATACGATGAGTGCTTCTAAAAGTTCTTTATTATTTACATAATGTTCTGATTTCTTCTTGGACATAACATTGTTCTGTAGTTATTCTGTTATGAACATTATAGCATACTATTAGGGCTTGACAACTTAGTGATTCTTCTATAGACTAGGTTTGTCGCTTTTGAAGAGAAGATTTAGCTTTCTTTAGAATCCTTCTTGAAAAGTTCTTCAAGTTTCATTCGAGTTTCATCTACTGAAGATACATACCCCATATCTTCTGTTAATCTTGTTTGATGACCATCAGAGTGTTCATTGAAGTCTTCTTCTTCAACGTAACTATTGTATATACTAATGACTTGAGGATCAGTAACCTCAGTCATAGTAATGACTTTATCATAGTGAATAATATAAAGGTCATCACTAGGTACTTGCATCCATGGTCTCAGTTTCATTACTGAACCATGAGGTGAGTTCACTACTTTCATTATTACTGGATTTTGTAATATAAGAATAGTCTTATCATTAAGTTCATCGGTAGAGACCAATGCAAAGACTTCTTCACCAGTGATAAGTTTTATTGAACTATAGAATTCATCTCCCATTAGTTTTTAAGCGGAATGTTTACAATGTCGTAATTAAAGTTTTCTTCGTTATAAACTTTTATTCTTTCAATCAAATGATTAAGGGTATAATTTTTCCTGGATTTGTAGGATATATCGTCAGCGATATCATATAGAGTTGCCTTTGTTTTGTTATTGCCTTTTCTGAGGACTCTTCCAATTGATTGGAGGTTACGTATTCTGGACTTAGAAGGAGAAGCAAAAATAACATTGTGGAGATTCTTAATGTTGATTCCTGTACTGAATGTTCCGTATGAAGCAACGATGATTGCGTCGTTCTCTTTTTCAGTAATCTCCCTTACTTGTTCTCTATCTTCTGTCCCAACACCACCATGGACAAAGAATACATGGCGGTCATCCAACCTACCGTTATTTATCATCTCAAATAATGGTAGCCCGTGACCTTCTACTCTGGCGAATAAGATAAGAGTATTGCCTTTGAGGTCGAGTGCTAAGTTTCTAATGAACTTGTTGCGTCTTTCGTGATTGATGATATACTGGACTTCATCTTCAAAAGTTTCAAACTTATGTGCAGGGTGCTTCAGTAGAAGAACATTGATATCCAGTTTGGCAACATGCCCCTTTGCCATTAACTCTTCAGTTCTGATAATTTTATACGATGGACCAAATAAACCTTCAAGAACCCACTTGTGAGTTTGTGTGCCATCAAGTGTCCCTGTAAACCCGTAACGATACTTGGCGTCACAGAGTTTAGACATTATAGATATTAATGACTTGCTTTTAAACTGGTGAGCCTCATCCCCAACCACTACGTTAAAACGTTCAAAATATTTTCGGGGGAGTTTGTAGATCGATTGCCAGGTAGTGATAATGACTTGAGAGTCTGTCTCTCTTTCTCTACCAGCGTAAATCTTGTGGCAATATGAACCTACGTCCCAACCATAGTCTGCAAAATCTTTATACATCTGTTCTACTAGGGAAGTCGTCGGAACAACTATCAGAGTATTTTGTCCGCGCTCAACGTGATATCTCACAATCGAGTATATCATCAAAGACTTTCCCGATGCAGTTGGGGATATCAACAGCTTTCTATTATGTTTTAGAGCGTCGAATACGCCATCAACTTGATACTCCCTAGGTGAATACTTGCAGATAGCATTCATATAATCTTTCACACCCTCTTTTGAGATCATGTCATTTGTCTCAAAAGGAGTTCCATAGAACTTGTTGTTCGTGAACTCATAAGAGTATCCATGGTCATCACAGAAGCGTGTGACCTTATCTAATAGTCCAACGTAAATTTCTCCAGTCTGTGTATTAAACAGACGTATCTTACCGTCCCAATACTTGTTACGGTATTGGGGCATAAACTTTGCGCCAGGTACATCAAAGGTAAATTGGTCTGCTAACTCGTAGTAGACATGCGGTTCTGCCTCAACCTTTAGATATACCTCATTCTTTTTGGATATAATCAAATGTGACATTATCCATAACAATAGTTATAGATATTTATCACTCAATCTTAAACTTGTATTCTAAAACAACTCTGTAGAGAAAGTTTTTTAAATATAGAAGTCTTGCTTGTTCGTCAGGGTGTCCACCTGGCCATTGCTCATAGCGATACTTTACTGACTGATATAGTAAGTATAGATCTTCTATACCAAATTGCAGTTCAATGAAAGGAAGATCTTCATTGAAGTCGTTTTCTGCATACTGCCAATCGTCTTCCATTAGAAACCTGCTTGGAACTTTTGCCATTCAATGGCATTTTTAATTTGAAAGGTTCTGTTGGCAATAGTCTTGATGACTTCTTCCAGAAACTTTAACTGAACATCATAGTATCGAATCTTAAGATCGATATTGGTCAGTTTTTCATCTGCATCCAGATACCTTTGGATAGCGTCTTTCTCACGAACTTTATATGGGAAGGGTTCTTCCACATATGCTTCTACTGGTGCCTTACCAGTGTAGAAGTTATATCGTTCAAGTTTTACACGCTTATAGTTATCTCTTGCCTTCTCACGAAGGAGGGAGATAGTATTGTATACTGTATAATACTTCGAATGAAGTTGTGGTATTTTTAGAGACTCATCATGTAGGTTATCAGGATCAATGACAGAATCGTTCTGCCACATCTCCTGAATTTTATCAAGGTCCATCATAGGCGTGTTCTGCCGTCCGAATCAGTTATATAGTAGACAGTATACCTGAAAGTTGCCTCTGCTGTAAAGTACTGAATGTCCTGTTGTGTGGTATCGAACTCAAGAGAGGTCAAAGATACTGGGAACAAATCCTGAAACTTAACTACAGTGCTTACACGATAGTTGCTGTTTAAGATGGAGAGACTACCATCACTAAACTGTTCTTCTAACTGGTTCTTGAGACCATCAGCATCCGTTGTGAGGTCTGCAAAGTCTTTTGTGGTTTCTGGGAAACCAAGACCTGTTAGCCAGTTGTGTATTGCCATATAGTTGACCATATCCTCATCCACAAGGAATCTGAGGGTAAGATCACCAAAACTCAACTTCTCTCCAGGTACATCAATATCCTTAAGATATCCTGGTTGAGTTGCTGTTTGAAGACTCAACTCAGGTATTCTTGCACTGGTACAGAAAAAGTCCGCCTTTGGTGTTTTACCAAGGGAAAATTTAAAACCAACTGGTGATAGAAAATTTCTGTTTTCTATCTGTTTACCAAAGGGGGAACGGGTCATGCTTCTGGAACTACGGTAGCATTCTTGAAACCACCGTTGGCATTTGATACTTCAACACCACCAATGGTTCTTGTGGTAGGGGCAATGACTGTATTAGCAGCAGTCAGTGATGGAAAGATTTTACGATCAGCGAAGTCATCAGACCATCTCTGGTTTTCTACCAGATACATTGTCTGACCAGTGACAATGCTAGTTCTTGTAATGTGACAACTAGTAGCCATGGGAATGTTTTTTAGCTATTTAGCATAAAAAAAGAGGGTCCGAAGACCCTCCCAGAAATATGTGAACAGAATCACATGAGGTTTTGAACCTTGACGCGACGATAGTAGCGGTTGGCGTTTGCCTGGAGTGCACCCAATCCTTGGGTAGTACCAGCAGCGAATGGGTTGGCGACCATGCCGTAGCGGGTCTTGAAGCCAATCTTAGGCTGGAAGGTGTCCTGACCGACGGCACGAACCATCTGGAGGGGGACATATGGGCAGTAGAACAGACCAGCGTCATAAGGTGAAGAACCCTTATAACCAGCAACGTAGTACTGATCAGCAGCAACGTTAGCAGAATATGGGTCGATGTAGACGCGGAACTTACCAGCAAGAACACCAGCGAAGGTGTTACCAGTGTCATCAACGTTCAGGTTGGCGTTCAGAGCAGGGGTGTAGTCGAGTACACCAGCCATGGTCAGAGCGGAGGCAACGTCTGCGGAGCAGAGGATCATGTTGCCCTTGCCACGACGAGTGCGCTGGGCAATCGCGTTGGCGTCTCTTTCGATCTGGAAGATCAGACCTTTGAACTTCTCAACAGACCAGCGACCGTTGGAGTCGGTGTCGAGGTCGAAAGCACCAAGAGTTGCTACGTTGGTTTGTGCACCAGACTCAGCAGACTTGTAGATGGTACGGATGACTTCACGGTTGATCTCGGCAAGAATCTCAGTGGAGAGAATGTTGGCGAGTTCAGCTTCAGCGTTCAGACCGTGAATGGCTTTCAAGTCCTGAGCAAGCTCAAGGCTGTACTCAGCTTTCAGGGCACGTGACTTAGCAGTTACGGTGACCTTCTCGATGCTGAATGCCATCTCGTTGAAGGCACTTCCAGTGTCTCCAAGGTTTTCAGCGTCGTCTGTACGCATACCCTGACCAACAGGATATGTAGTAGCAGTCTGACCGCCTTCTGGGTTCAGAGCGGCAGGGTTGGTTGCACCGGTCAGACCAGTACCACCAGTAGTACCGAAACCAACTGCACCATTGGAGAATCCATTGGTACGATCGCCATCGGTGTCCTGACCGGAGAATGCGGTATCAGGCTCGTTGAAGAATGCTTCGGTGCCAGACTGGTTGGCATAACGGGAGCGCATCGCGAAGATGAGTCCAGTAGGACCAGTCATTGGTTGTACGCCAGCGAGGTCATAAGCGACCAGGTTAGGCATAGAGCGTCTGATCAAGGAGATCAGAACAGGGTCGAAACCAGCAACAGGACCACCAGCAGCGGCGTCAGCACTGAAACCAGGATTAGTTCCTGAGTTGGTGTGTACAGTTGGGGTTTCGTAAAGAAATTCTTTCTCTTCGTTAAGAGCGACTTCTTGGTTTTCCAGGAGTTGAGCAGTTACTGCACGACGATGAGCGTCTTTGATAGGATCAAGACCTTCATAGTCGAGAAGGGGTGCCCACTTCTCCTGCAATACCTGGGAACTAGGCATTTGCATTTGAAATTTACCTCTAAAAAAAGTTAGTTTGAATGTTTATGATTTAGGAATCACTTTTTAGAAACTCTACCGAGTGTTGAGAGATAGGACTCCATTCTTCCAGAGACTTGCTGAGTAGACTCAGTGATGACTCCTTCAGAAATAGTTTCGGTAGTTTCAGTTTGAGTGCTGGTTTGCTCTGGGAAGTAAGACTTCTTCAGAGTTACAAGCTTCTCACGATAGTCTGCTTCACTTTCAAACTCAACATTTTCAGCGAGAGAAGCGAACTTGTCCTTCTGCGAAAGTGCGAGACCTTCAGCAACTTCTGCGAAAATAACGTCAGAAGTAGACTCAGCTAATCTGCGATTAAGAGCAACATTGCGATCAATCTGCTCGTTGAGTTTATTCTCCATTTCATCAAGTTTATCTACCATGCTCTCGATGACATCATATCTATCTTCAGGAATAGTTACATAATGTTCTTCAAAGAGTGACTTCATACCTTCGAGGAAGGATTCGGTCATCTCGGTTTTGAGACCATGCTCGACTTGAAGTGCATTCTCTTGAATCCACTCGTCTGCAACATACTCAAGGTAAGAATCGACACGCTCGGTCAGACCTTCCTTGATAGTCTCAAGCTCTTCTACCAGTGCCTGCTGATAGGCAGTTTCAAGATTCTCCTTAATTTCGGAGACCTTGGTCTTGATGGCGGCTTCGAAAATGGTACGTGCTTTCTCTTGGAACTCCTCGGAAAGTTCTTCACCCTCAAGCAGAGCCTGAACATCGCCTTCGATGTCAATCTCTTCTTCTTGGATGACTTCCTCGGTGGTTTCCTCGGACTCAGCAACAACCTCCTCTTCGGTAGTCTCTTCTTCAGAAACTACTTCTTCCTCGGTTTCTTCTGCTTCAGCGACGACCTCTTGATCCTCTTCTACCTCTACTTCTTCTGCTCTAGCAGCTTTAGCATTAACAACGTCTCTTACCTGAGCAAGAGTTGCTGCTGGATCCTTCAGCTTGTTAGAATCATCAGTAGGGCTGTTGTTTTCGGGAGTAGGACCGCCGAGGTCTTCAACTGGGATACCAGAAGAAGGCATTGGATCGGCTGATGCTGCCCCTTTGGTTACTACGTTTTCCATTTCTTGTAAATTGCTACCAACGGACATTATCGATTAAATGTATTAATCTATATTTATTTATAAATCAAAGATTTGATAAGAAATCGTTCCACAACTGGAGTTTATGCTCCTCCAGTGCCCTTTGCTGGACAAGGGACTCAATTTTCTTCTCAGTTCTTTCAGCGAGTTGTTCACGGAGCATACCTCCTTCCCAAACCCACTCTTTTCCTTCCATAATTCCATTGACGAAAGCGTCAGGAGCGGAAGGATCGGCAACGATATCAGCAGCAGTTGCTAACTGAAAATCTTCACCGACAACTTTGTGACCTTCACTGGTGGTTGAAAGTGAACCAACACCACGGGAAGAAACACCAAGTTTTACACCTTCATCAAGAAGTGAAGATGCAATCTTACCCATAGGAGTAGAAAGAATCTGTGCCTTACCTCTGAAGTTATTACCCTCTCTTACAAGAGAAGTAATTTTATGAGATACACGATCAAGGTTGACGGTAGGACCATCGGGGTGACCGAGTTCTCCAAGGGCACGACCCTTATTAACGAAGGTTTCGCAATAACGATCTACTTCACGAGAAAGAGTCGAAATAGGATACATTCTCCCATTACGATTCTTGATCTCGCCTTGAAGGAAAGTTCCCTCAATGTAGAGTTTTTTGTCGTCACCTTTGCCTTCGGCAATGACCTTTACGTTTGATACTTCTTCGGTAATCAGTTTCATTTTCTTATGAGATGTTGTATGCTACTTTTACGACTTTTACTGAACCTCCGCTTCCAGAAGCTTCAAGAGTGTCGGTTGGATCTTTTTCCAATACAACACTTCCTTTAGTATTAACTGTCAAACTTCCTACAGTTGTTCCACCAGCAGTTTTTCTGGTAATAACCAGAGCGCCAGTGTGACCATTGAAAAGTCTAACAACAGTTGCAGTGTCAACATTGGAAGCAGATTGTAAATCACCTTCTGCTGCCAGAACTTTGATAATCATTCTCCTTGATCCTCTTGTGGTTCTTGTTCAACCTCATCTTCAACTTCACCTTGCTCAGGTTCATTGAACATGGTGTTTGCTACAATGGGTTTTGCAGCTTCAATTCTCTCTGCCGCTTTGGCATAAAGAAGGTTCTTTAAACTATCACTGACATCAGACGCAGAAGCGCCTGTGGCAATCATATCGATTACATTATCCATTTGAATTAATTATGTAATATTTTCTATTTATATCTCTGCCTTCTTAGCGTCTTTTTGTGCCTGTGCATCAGTAGCAGCACCTTCCGCTTCTAAGTCTGGTTCATTTACTGGTGCACCAAGGTCACCACCTTGTGGAGGAAGAGGTTCTCCAGTAATAGGATCGACTTGTGAAGGATCTGGAAGAATACCTTTAGTAATTTCATCTTCGATCTGCATATCAATTTCAATGATTTCAGAGTCGGTTTGACGAAGGATCTTCTTCCTTACATATTCAGTAGAATAATACTTACCAACATAAGGTTCAATAGTTGCAAGATTACCAAGTCTTCCCTGAAGAAGTTCAGATTCTTTCAGTTCAGCAAACTGGTTATCATACAAGAAGTCATATTGAATATGATCTCTCATTACTTCCCAGTCTTCTGGGGTGACGACGTTCTTCAGAATAAGTTGAGTTCTAAGAAGGTCATTGAACAAGTTGGCAAATCTCTTTCTCAGACGACCAACAAACTTAGCAAACTTCAGTTCGTCACGCAGAATCTCAGAAGAACGACCAAGGTTGAAACCACCATCAGCAGCAATTCTAGACTCAGGAACTCCAAGAGAACGATACAGTTTCTTCTGGAAGTATTCAATATCTGAGAGTTCTCCCAGATTCTGTCCACCAGGCAGGGTGGTGATCTCAGTTCCACGACCGCCTTCTCTACGTGGTAACCAGAAGTCCTCCATCATCGACATGAACTTGCGGTCATCACGAACTTCACCAGTTGAAGCGTTATAAACCAGTTTATTTCTATAGCGAGACATGACCTCTTTGAGGTATTGCTCTGCTTTTACTTTTGGAAGGTTACCAACGTCAATATAGAAAATGCGACGTTCTGGTGCTCTGGAGATTCTATAGATAACCAGAGAGTCTTCAATCATTCTTAGTTGATTGAGAGACTTGATTGCTTTGTGGAGATATGAAAGGACAGAACCTCTGTTTCTATCTACAAGACCAGAACTACAATATGCTACCGAGTCTTTAGCAATTTTTACTGCCTTGCTCTTTCCACCAGCACCCGTCATCGTGGGATACTTTTGTTGTGGAGTATAGAGGAAATATTCTTCTACTTTTGGTTCAACAACTTGATTGTCATTTTTTGACAGGTTTGCAACAGCAAGTTGTCTTGGATCTTGTTTCTTCTCTTGACGAATATACTTCATCTTGAGAGGGTCAATATATCTTATATCTTGGATACCTGCCATAGGATCCTTGACATCAATGACCTTCAAGTAGTATACTCTTCCATCAACATACCAATTCCTAAAAATTTCATGGCACTTCTTATCGAAGTCCATCATCTCTTTGATTGCTCTAAACTCTTCTCTTATAACTCTCTTTAACGTCTCACTACAGTTCAAGTTAGAAAGTTCAACTTCAACTGGGGAATCGTATAAGTCACTAACCAATGCTTCATTAACGACATCTTCAATAGCACCATCACACTCAGGGTGAAGTGCCATTTCTCGGTATCTTCGTATTAAGTCGTGCTCAGTCTTATAGACACCTTCGATATCAACATACTGACCATAAAATCCACTACTAATATAATTATCAACCCCGTCCTCATTTGACTGAGGAACGGGGGAGACAACTGAAGGTGGCTTTGACTGACCATCATCAATAGAAAAACCAAAAAGTCGTGCCATTTTATATCGGACTGTTTATTTTACTATTTAGGTGATGTTTTCACCACCAGCATTTTCACCAGATCCTCTAATAGCTTCCCAGTAGAGAACTTGCATTTCAACAGTGAACTCCTGGATACCTTGAGCATCATAGGAAAGTTCGATAGCACTTACCTGAGTTGGGAATACATCATAGAAATGATACTTTCTCAGGGTGTCACCGTTACGGTCGAGTTGATAAACATAAGCATCTGCTTGATAGTCTGCAGGGTTAGTGAGACCAGTGTTGTCAGAAACTTTGTTAATGGTGTTCATCCACTTTTCCATTGCAGAGCGAATGGAGAAGTCGGTGTCATTGATAACTGTAATAGTCCAGGTATCAAAGGTTCTATCACCAGCAACCTTAAGAATTCTTCCTCTGAAAGGAACTTCGATAGGTGCTACGTTTGACGCAGGCAGGTTTGCAGTCTTAACAAGGAAACGTGCCTTGTTAAGAATGTCATTGAGACCATCAACTTCTACTGCTGATGGGAAAGAGAGTTCAACTTCAAAGAGATTAGAGCGAGCACCACCACCAGCAAGCTTGCTCTTGAAGTCACTAATCTTTCTCTGAGGGGGTGGATTAAGTTGGTTTCTAGTTGCCATTTTTCTTTAAGCCTCTAAGGTGATTAACTAATATCAAACGTTACCAATAACTTCATCAAACGATACCCCAGTTCTAGTAGCAACAAAGGTCAGACCAATGAAGTTGATAGAACGTGCAGGTTTGATAAAGATGTCAGCGACGAACTCGTTGTTGTCAATGACTGCAGCAGTGTTATTTGTTTCGTCACAAATAACAACGTAGTCGAAGATTCCACGCTTTGCCTGAACATCGCGGAGGAATGGTTCAACAATGTTCACGAAGTTTGTTCTCGTGATTTCATCGTTGAACTCAAAGAGTTGATCCTTGGCAGCAGCAGAGATAGCATCTTCAAGGAAGATAAACAAGCGACGAACGTTGATTCTGTCGAATGCAGATGCCTTACCGAAACCAGTCTTGTCTCCGAAGAGGATGATACCATCACCAGGGGAGAAGATGATTGGGTTGATTCTGTTGGTGTACAGTTCGTCTCTTTGAGTCTTGCTTGGGTTGTAAGCAAGTTTTACAGCGTTCAGAATGGCACCTCTTGAGTTACCCGCTGGTGAGAACCAAGGGAAGTTGTTGATGTCATTTCTTGCACAGCAACCTGCAACGTCACCGTTCATTGGAACGTAACGGAAGGTATCACTGAACCTATCATACATGTACTTGTAACCACTATCGAAAATACCGAAGGTGGTTGATGTGATAGGAGCGTAGAACTCAACAACTCTATCGGTGATAGCAGCATCACTGTAAGTAGTGACTGTTCCTACAGAACCATCAGCAAGGAATGCACCTCTGTATGGAGAGATGAATGCAATAGCGTCTTTTCTTTCTTCGGCAACAGCGATCAACTTGTTAGCAAGTGCCTGAGCAGTTTCTTTGGTATGGTTCGCAGAACCCATCAGTAAGAAGTCTACTTCATGCTTCTCAGTATTTTCAAACAGTCCATAACCTTCACTGAGTTTACCAAGAGTTGAGGTAAGGGCACCAGTTACGGTCAGGTCCGTACCACCATCGTAGTTTTTACCACCACCAAGTGAATAAGTGTTAGAACCAGAAGCACCAAAGATAATTCCTTGAGCGTTTTGATCCCATGCTTGGTCTGCTTGACGTGTGAAACCAGAACTAAAACCAGTTGTTACGATACCAGCGGGTTCAGAACCACCAAAGACTTGAGAAGAAGCGTTGTAAAGATACTTTCTCCAGTAAGCAGTGCTTCCTAAGGAGTATTCGGCATCTTTTGCTTTTGAAAGGTTCAGATGTCTCTCAAGAATAGTTCCTGGGTTTCCAGTAACTTCACCTTCACCGTCAATAACTACGACGTGTATTTCGTCAAATCTTGCATCTCTTGCAGCAGCAAATGATGAAGTTCCAGGTCTCTCTGAGATAGAACTCCAAGAGATAGTTGAACCAGCACCGGTCAAAGTCAGAGTTTGATCATTGAACCAGTCTCTTGCTCCAGTAACTGCAGTGGTGTAACCAACAGTAGCAGAGTCTAAAGTGTTGATTGAAAGAGTGGAAGAATCAAACTTATAGATACCAGATGCTTGATAGTCTACTTCTGTTTCTGTACCACTAGAAGAAACGTGAGAAATAACCTTGACGGTTACGTTAGTTCCTGTTACATCTGTGATGATACCCTTCAGGTGACCATCAAGAGTTTCTGTTGAACCTGCTTTTGGAAGAGTTGCAGAGAAGGTTTGGGTAATACCAACACCAACTGTTGCGCCATTGATACCAGTTAAAACCTGGTCTCCAAGAGAGTCGATGGTGGCAACTCTAATACCATTTCCCCAAGAACCTGGGTTTCTTGCAGCAAATGTTACATCAGTGATGGTGTTATTGTCATAACCAAGTTCACCGTAGTGTTCGGTGCTCTTGATTTTTACGCTTGTTGCAGCGCCAACAAAAGCGTTTGTCAGTTCTACATCATCTGCTCTTACAACTCTTAAACCCCCGCCATAGGCAAGGTAAGATGATGCAACTAACCAATGCTCGTAATGCTTGTCGGTCTCGTATGGCTCACCGAAATTGTCGAGAAGACCTGCTTCGTCCTGTACCAGGAGTGGTTCATCAACAGGTCCTTTTGAGAAAGGAGCCACGATGGCACCAAAACCACCAGACGTTGCATCAACTCTACCAATGGTAAGATCTACTTCTCTTACGACAATGCCAGGAGATGCTAAATTTATAGGCATCGTGTACCTCTACATCCAGAATATTTCTGAAATTATTTATTAAAATGTCTTTTTTCAATGGGGAAACTGTGCGTGAAACTGACTACCAGTCTGGATACTCCCACATGTTACTTGTTCCTTTCTTATTTCTCTCTATCGTACACTGCTTACACTCATAAGAATATGCAGACGGAAGTGCTCCTCTTCCTTTTCTAGTCAGATAATAATCCTCAAGGAGATTCTTTACTTTACCACACACTCTACACTTGCGGTCAAGAAATAAAAGATGTTCTAAGTTTATCTCCTTATCTATATCCATCAATAATATTCCCACATATAAGCACGGTCACCATACTCATCTGTGTTCCACCTATCTCCATTATCATCTGTGAATGATTCCATATCATTTATACCATCATCCAAGAAACCAAATGGTGCCATGTCTTGTTCTATCTGGTTCTTTTGTTCTTCATAGATTCTCTTACGAATATCATTATCCGTCATTTCTTTGAAGTAGTCTTGTGCTACTAACCAAGCAAAGATAACGAGACACATTGCAAGGTCATCATTACAACCCTCTTCTGCTTCAAATGAGTTATGCTTCTGTGCAAAGGTTGTTAGTTCAGAAATAATTTCATAGTCAAGTGTCAGTAACTTAAAGTCTTCGATGAGAGTCTTTAGGTTTGAGCATCCAAGTTTCTTTACCTGAGCAGTTGTTCTAACTCCCATCTGCAACTTCTTACCTGAGAAACCATGACCAACTACTTGACCATTACGACCTCTCATAGATGCCATAAGCATATTGTCATACTCAAGGTCATAGTGTAATATGTTTGCTACTTGTTCACCAATATCATTTACTTCTACCAACACCCAGGCATTATTAAAACCTTTGGCAGTTTCTTCAATGATGTTTGGGAACAACATTGGTTTTATTTCATTATTTCTATATTTTGCTACACACTTATATGGGAACTCTGTAATATCAAATACGATAAATGCAGAATAATCATTACCCAAGCCACGAGCAACGTCAACAGTAATAAGATAGTTGTGTTCAGGTTGACAGACTTCATATACGTCTAATCCAGCATTTCTTTGGATAGGATCTTCATAGATAAGATTCTTAAGGATGGAGGGATTGATGAGAGTATTGACCGAACCTAAGAACTCACATTCAAACTCAACCTTGAACTGCTGTTCACTGGTGTTTGCAATGGTTGTCTCTTTCCATTCCTCATCCCTTCCAGGAACTTCACTCCAGTGAACGTCAGTTGGAATATATTCATTCTTTCTCTTTTCTGCATCATGCCACATACGGTAGAAGTGATTCATACCGTGTGGCGTAGATACGATGATTACTTTGGTGTTTTTACCAGAAGTAATAGTAGGATAAACAGATGCAAAGAACGAGTCAGCAACGTGATTTGGGACGAACGCGAACTCGTCGAGAAAGAGGATGTTGAACGACATACCTCGGACAGCACTTGCAGACGTACTAGCTGCCAGTATCTTACTGCCATTCTCTAACTCCATTGATCCTTTGTTCCAGGATAGTATACCCTGTTGCATCCATTTGGGCAAGTTTTCGTATGCAGTCTGTAACCTACCGAGAAGTTCTCTTGCGGTTGCTGCTTTGTTTGCCAGAATACCAATGTTTACACTGTCATTGAAAACAGCGTAATGTAGAAGATAAGACACCACAGTTGTAGACTTACCAGTCTGTCGTGGCATCTTACAGATATTGAATCTGTTTTCGTGGAAGTTGTGAATAAGTTTCTCCTGAAAGTCATAGGGATGAAACTGTGTCAAACCCTCATCAAGAGAAACAATCTTGATATAGTTATTAGCAAAATATACGGGATCTTCTTTACATTTGAGGAACTCAATAATCTGTTCCTCTGTAAATTCAATCTCCGTATTTGCTTTTTTTAGATTAGGATTGCCAAGATATACATCACTCATAACAAGAAATCAAATTACGCTAAAGTTGTTTTATATGGATCTGGATTTACAAATCTTGCTGGAGGCATACGCATCCTATTTCCGTCTATAGGTTGTTTTGGCATTGGCATTCTATATTTTTTTCTATCTTCATCTGATACAATACCAACTCCACCTGGTTTCAGTTTAGTTTTTTGTTTAGGTAAAAAATCAAAAATACCTTCTTGAAACTGTTTAAAAGTTTTCATCAGCAGTTCCACGCTCTAAGAGACTTGTTGATTCTGCTATCTGGATCGTTAGCAGTCTTCTTACTAGTTAGCTTCTTTTTCATACCCTTCATTCTGGCACAGAATGACTTACGACGCTTGTTACCAACTTTTTAGAAGGTCTCTTCAAATCTGAACCTGGATTCTCACGCTCATAAGACTTACGTCCCTTTTCATTCAAACCACCAGACTTGTTCTTACCTTCCTTTTTTGTCCAGGCAGCACCTTCACCTAATTCATGTGATTCAGGAATCTTTTTATTTACTTCTTTTTCAGTTGGGGGTCTTAATGCAGCGGCTGCTTTCAGTGCGTTAATTTTATCTCGTCCTTTTAACTTGTTTGCTGCTGCCACAGCAGCATTATACTTGTCATATCCAGGCATTGCTTCTTGGATATTAATCTCTGCTCTCCAGTCAGAATGCTCTTCCTTAGGAACACAGTTGGGAACCATCTTGCCACCTTTCTTTTTCATACCAACTTGCTTGTGAGTATCCCAGCAAGGATCATTATCACCACCATTCTTCATCTCACCCAGTTCAACTTCATCAGCGAGGCGAACTTTTTTCTTGTAAATTTCTTTAGGGTAAGATTCTCCAGCAACAGGATCTCTATGTGGTGCAGTTCCTTTTTTATAAATTTCACCACGAGTATACTTCCCTTCAGAAACTTCAAACTCTTCCTTTCTGGTCTTCTTCTTTTTGACACAGTTTGGATATCTCTTTCCAAACATGGTCTTCATACCTTTCTTCTCATAACCCTTCCAGCACTTCTCATCAAGCATTCTCTTCTTAGCACCTTCTTTGATGATGTCAATTCTTGAAGGAGGAACTTCAATAGGGTCTGCTTTGATAAGATCGATAGTTTCAATTTCTAGTGCTTGAAAGTCATCTCTCCAGTTAGAATAATCAACACTCTCTTTCTTAGTCTTGTTACCCCAGTTCTTAGCACCAACTTTACGACACTTGACTAATGCACCAGATGCATATGCACTTGGCCAAACAGAATAACGTGACTTGACCTTATGGTAGCAAGCATCTTTCTTGCCTTCATCAACCATATCACCTTCTGGTTCATAATGTGCTTTATCCAATTCAACTGTAGGTTTTTGTGGTCTTAAAACTTTATCAGTGTTTTTCAAGTAATCTTGAACTTTCTTCTTTCTATCTAAACCAGGAGTAGAGAATACAGACCTTCCTTCCTCATCAACCAGTTCACCTTCTGGTTCAAAGTGTGCTTTATCTAATTGAACTGTAGGATTTACCTTTTTATTTTTATCACGTTTATCATCATCAAAAGATCTAACCCTGCCATCTAGTCTTTTGATTCTATCATATGATCTGATTTCATCGTATCCTTCAACAACTTCACCTTCTGGTTGATATGAATTATATTGAGGCATACCCCAGGTACTACCATACTTGTATTGCATCACACCAGCTCTAGCGGGAGACATGGGTGTTACTGTTTTATTGCCTTCTTTATCATAAGTAACATCAACTGGTTTTCTATTTTGTCTGGCAGGATACTTTTTACCTACCGTGACAGACTGAGTTCCAGAAGGACTATCTTTAGGAGTTACAGTTTTTGGTCCAAAAAGTCCAAAAAATTCATCAAGTTGCTCTAAGTCTGATCTCCAGTTTGAATAAGAATCTTGAGTCACGTTCTTTGCCTTCCCTTTTCTGTTTGGATTTGGATCTTCTTTACGCTTTTTGCGTGCTCTCTTATTTCTTTCTTCCTTACTCATAGCAGCACGGTCGTCTGCATCACGACAATATGGTTTGGTTTTTTGACCAGGTTGTTTCGCACAGGGCTTACCATCATATTTACCACCAGTCTGTTTCCAGCCACCACCTTTGAACCAGTCGCGGAGAGAATACCCTTTGTCCTTAGAAGACTTACCATCACGCGCTTCGGTAATATTACCTTCTAAGCACTGGCAAGGATCACAATTACATATGGGACATGATTGCTCGTTCATTTTCTTTTTCTCAGGTAAACCTTTGTGTTTGGTTGATGCAAAGTCTTTTACATCAGACTTTTTCATAGTTGCAGCAGCTTTAGCAGTTTCAGGAGTTGTGGGTTCTAATTCACCTTTTTGGATAGCACGAACGATACCGAAGAATTTTTGCTGTTTTCTAGAAACCGCTTCTTCGCTTATTTTCTTTCTACCCCGACAGTGTGCTCGTTGAGAGAATCCTTTTGGATTATCACAATCGATTGACTTTTTGTATTTTGAAGACCACGCCTCTGATACTCCTCCGCCATTAGAGCCCCCATTAGACTCCCCATTCCCATTTCCATTGCCATTTGCACCATTTCCATTGCCATTCTTTTTCTTCTCCTCAGTTTCTTCGTCTTTTTCTTTACGAAGCCATCCACCCAAACCAATCCGATACCCTAATGGGATCTTCTTGCACTTCTTATCTTTGTAGCAGTAGTAATACCCCTGCTTACACTTTTTCATTATTAGTGTTCGAGTTATTATTATTTAGAAAACCTTGCTTCAGTAGTTTCTGTAACTCAGATGTCGAACCAACAAACACAGCATTATTTGTAACATTATTAGGTCCTTTACTTGCCCCATCCTCTTCAAGGTCTTTTACTTTCTTCTGAAGATCTGCTAACTTATCGGTGGTATCTGCAACACTCTTGATAAGTTGTCCAGCAACTTCATATGCTCTTGGACTTGCACTTTCTCCTGCAAGTTCCATGATACCGTTGATTGCTTCTTGACCTTTTTCAATCAATGAATACAAGTTTGCTCTTGTGTATTCATAGTCTTTTGAAATGTCATTCTTTTCCTCTGGTTTTTTCAGAGGCGCAGGTTTCTCTACACCCACAATGTTACTTTCTACATTGAGGGCTTCATCAATAGAATCAAAATTTGACATCTTTATACGTCAGTTTGCTGAGTTGGGCTATACTCCTTACCATCGTCAAAGAATTCAATAGTCTCACTGAAACCAAAGTCATCACCAGGTTCAGCGGTAATTGGATCAGGCACAACAGTGTATCTGACTTCTCTTTTTGCGGTAGTAGTATTTGTATCTGCGTACATATCCACTTGAACCTTGCGAATGAGACCTTCTGGGTTCTCGGCAATAGGACCAAACAAATATGTTTTTGCTGTAAATTGTAGTCTGTAGATTAATGCTCTTCTTGTGGAGAAGTCACCCTCATAGTCATCTTGGAATGAAACACTATTCAGTACAAGAGGAATGTCTTTTTTCTCTCCGATTGATTCAACTAGATCGACGGTTAGATTGAAAGATGGTTGGAAGTATGGGAGGATTTGTTCTACGATTTGAAGGGCATCATCATTTAACTTGCAGAAAATAGCCAACTCAAAACCAATGTTGTAGGGGACGGGCATGTAGACTTTTTTCATCTTGCCGTCACTACCTACTGCTCTGAAAGTCTGGGTAATACCAGCTTTCCTAGAAGCGTCATAACTAATGTCTGTCATTTCAAATGACATTCTTGGAAGCGAAATCTGAGTTGGTTTGTTCAGATTCGCTTGTTGCTCTAATCTTGCCAGAAACTTTTGTGTTGGTGCATACGCGAGAGGAACTTTCATCTCACTAATAGAAGCACCATCGCTGTCTTTGTGTTGAATGTTCAAGTCATTGAACATCGTGCCAAAAGCAATAATGGTCTTCCTAATGATTTGATGATAGTAATAAGTTCCTAACATTAGTAAGTACCAAAGGGATTAGATTCTGAGAAATCAAGAATAGCGTCTGCTTCAGTTTCCAAATCTATATTTTGTTTGTATTTATCAGTTGTAGTATTTGCTGCAGAAACCTTGATGTCGTAGTTGGCACCAGACTTGGCACCTGTGATAGTTTCACCTGGAGCAAACATACCAGTTGTGATACCAACCTGAAGTGTGTAGGTATCCAGATCCCATCTCTTAACTCTGCCTGTTGCGCCAGATCTGGAACCAGTAACCTCTTCGTTGAACCAGTAGTTTCCAGAACCAACTGCTGCAGGTGTTCCAACACCAATGGTTGGTGGACTGAAGAAACCAGCACCAGCGTTGACAATACGAATATCGGAGATAGTTCCACCAGCACCAACAAATGCTCTGAGTTCTGCTGCTTTGTTTGGTGTGAGAGATGGAAGTGTTACAGTTACATCTGGCGCAGTCGTGTAACCAACACCACCAGTTCCACCAATAGCAACACGAATAATACCTTTCTTATCAGTGGTAATACCAGCAGTTGCAGCAGCACCTGATCCACCGCCACCAGAGATGTAAACAATAGGATCAGTTTGATATCCAGTACCAGCATCTGTGATAAGGATTTCTTTGATGGATGTAATATTATTCCTAGTGGTGGTTATAGCAACAGCTGTTGCAGTTGTAAAACCAGCAGGTGGTGAGGTGAATGTTACAAGCGGAGTGCTTGTGTATCCAGAACCATCATTATTCAGGAATATCTCTCTGACATAGTTTGTTCCAATAACTGCCGTAGCGGTAGCAACTGCACCACCTGACAAGAGGTTGAGATCAATAATATGACCTTGAGAAGCAACTGTGGTATCGATCGCTTCGATGCTGGTGTCAATAATTTCATCTTCGTATTCGAAGAGTTCACACTTCAGTTCATAAACATATGTCTTGCCTAACTGATAGAATGGTTGCTCATGCTCAACAAACTTTACTTCAAACAGTCTTGAACCAAGTGGGAAGTAAATGAGATCTCCTTCTCTGGGTCTCATTGTTACTTCAACTTCAGCATCACTTTCTTGATCCAAGAATGGTGAAATAAAGTCTTCAAATCTTTCTTGTGAAATAGTAAGTGTAACCTCATCTCTGAGACTTACACCAAACTTTGTCATTATATCTCCAGCACCACTATATCCATCAAAGGTATTCACATACGCTTCAAGCAGGAAATTATCATCAAACTTTGATGATGTTACTTCTTCAATAATAGTCTCTTTCCTTACGAACTTTCTAGGAATATAAGTTACTTCAACACCATATATCTTGAGTTGTTCATTTATCAACTCTTGAACTAATCTTTGTTCTCCGTGAGAACCTTGTAGAAAAAACGGATTAAGTGCCATCAGCCAATAAAGTCGAGAGGAGGAAGTTCATACTCATTAGACATCCTTGACTTGATGTCCGCAAGTTCTCTTTCAGCATCATCATAATATTGTCTTCCATTCAGTTCAATACCACCTGGAAGTCTGGTCCCACTAAACTTCATCATGTTTGCTCCCCACTGTCTCTTGATAAGAGCAGTGAGATATAGTTTCATGAAACTATCATTATATACTTGAGTGAATGTTTCGGGGTCAAGTGCTCTGTGACAGTCAATAACAATAAAGTCGCCAGCATCAACAGTTCCCCAGTCAATATCAAGATACATTCTATCTTGACGTTGATTGAATCTTATTTGCTTATCTGTTGTTAACAAGAAGTCAATGTCTTCAAGATATGTCTTTGTCATCGCATACTGTAACAGTTCAACCGAGTTGAACCTATACAAGTCATTTAAGAATAACTGATATTTGATACTGAACATACCACCAGAGATGGTGCTTGTATCAAACTTAAATACTTTCTCAATACCGACAACCGAGTCTGGTATTTGAATGAAGTTAGAATTTTCGTAGTAGGTTGAAGTTGTAGTGCCGTAACCAGAAATATTTGTAGATGTTGCGGTTGTCGTTACAATACCTACGCCAACTGTTCCACTTGCTTTTCCTCTATCTATTTCATCCTGAGTGAATTCGTGTTTGAGATACATTCTCTCAACACCATTATAATGACGCTCCGAAAAATACTGTAGTGCATCATCTACCAGGTCATCGATCTGGTCATCGTCTACGTTTATTTCTAATACAGGTGCTCCAAGTCTTCGCAAACAATAATCAATTAAACCTTGGCGTGATGACGGTTTTGCCATTAGAATTCCTCAGTATTTTTGGTAGTTCTCTTAGGTTTCTTCAGTTTCGCCAACTCCTCTTCAAGTTCTGAAATGGTGTTGGATAAAGTCATTACTCTGGCATCGAGAGCGATAGTCTGCGCTAAGAGTTCTCCTGACTTTTTTTGATATGCAGCAATCAAGTTTTTAATCTCAGTTTCGTTCATAATAGATACAAAAAAAGGTGGGACTCGCCCACCTGTATTTATAAGTTGTCGTTAATATCAGAACGAACCACCATCTACGGTTATATTCTCAAGGTTTCTTGTAGTTCCGGTACAGGAGATAACTTGAGACTGACCAGCACAGTCATTGATGAAGAGTCCTTTGAATTCAACATCAGCGTAAGAGGAAGCAGTCAGTACACTGGTGTTTTCTGAAGTCTCATCAGCAAAGACAAGTCTTGAGACAGAATCGTCCCAATACATTGCTGCTTTCTTAGCAGAACCCGAATAGTAATGGAGAATAACACCAACGTCAATATTAGCGTCTGAAGTTGGAGCGACCAGTGAACCACCACTGTTAACAAGACCGATCTCAATGAGAGAGTCTTCAACTTTCAGTGTTTCTGTATTGATGATAGACTGTGTTCCAAGAACAGTAAATGTACCGTTGACAGTCAGATCATCAGCAACTGTGGTTGTTCCACTAGCAGAGTCGAGAGTTAATCCACCAGAGGAAGTTGTGAGAGTGTTGGCATCAAGACTCAGATTATCAACTGTTGCAGCACCAGTAACTGCTAATGTAGTTCCATCGAACGTGAGGTTTGCACTATCCTCAAGTTCACCATTGGTTCCAGCAATAACTACACGGTTATCTGTAAGGTCAGCAATGGCGGCAGAGTCTGCTGCCAACGAATCAATGTTAGCAGTTCCGTCAATAAACAGGTCTTGCCATTCTTTAGTTGAAGAACCCAAATCATAAGTTCCGTCAGTTGAAGGAAGGAGATCACTATCAAACTGACCGTTTACAAAGATGAGGTCTGTTACTGCATCACCCAGAGTTACATCACCCTTGGCGTTGACGCTTCCCTCAAAAGTTGCACTGTGAGGAGTGTGCACCGCATTTGTATTACATACAAGCGTATTACCCATGAGGGCATGAGCACTACACTGATAATGTAAGATAGCAGGTGTAGTATCGGTGACTGTAATTTCAGCATATGTTGCTGCTGTAGTTACGTTCGTTGTATAAGCATATGTCTTATCCGCATCCAGATAGAATCTGAATGGGTGACTTGTCATGTCACTTGAACTCAGGGTAAACCTGTAAGTTTTACCAGGAGTCAGAGTTAGAGTTGGTGACTCAACACCATCGATGACATAACCATTGCTGCTTCCACTACCATTGTATCTGTGAGCTGCAGTCTTAGCAGCGACAGTTACAGTATAGTTTTGTGTACTAGCAGAGTGTGGTGCCTGTAAGTAAGAATAACCCTTTAATGCTGTAGTGGTTGTAACACCAGAGTTGTTGATACCATCTACTTCGGCAGTTCCATCAAGGAACAGGTTTCTCCACTCTTTTGTAGTAGTACCAAGGTCGAAAGATCCATCTTGGTCAGGGACCAAATGAGAGGCAAACTCACCACCAACGACAATGTTGTCGGTATCACCATCACCAAGTCTTACGGTGCCACCACGGAAGGTAACAACACCAATAAACTCAGAGGTTCCCCCAACATAAAGGTCACCTGTGATAGTGGTTCCGCCACCAACGGCAAGATCACCAGTTACAGTTGCACCAGTAAATGTTGGTGTATTTGTAAAAGTTAAGTTTCCAGAACCATCATTTTCAATGATGCTGTTTGCAGCACCCTGAGTTCCTGGGAGAGTATAAGTTAAGTTGCCAGCGAGAGATGCTGGAGATTTAAGTTCAATGTAGTTATCGCCGTTACCGCTGCCTTCGACAACTCTGACGGCACTTCCTGTTGATGCTGCTTCTCTTAACCAATAACGAGAACTACCCAAGAACTTTTGGTTTGTATGGGTTCCATCCAAACCAATGTAAAAATCATATTTGTCAGTTGTAAAACCAGGTTCACCGGCTTTGAAAGAAGCTACCCCAACATTAGCATGTTGACCACGCTTAAACTGTAAGACGGGAGCTGCCATTTTGACTTTCTACCTTTTTATGTATTTATTTGATTAAAAACTTCCATAGTCAATAGCTTCATCATCTCTTGTGTCCGCAAGATCAAGTGCTTGCGAGCATGGAATATGTATATAGGTATTGGTAGATGCTTGATACATTAATAATGTATTATCTGCTCTTGCAGAATCATCAACATTTTGTATATTGGACATCTCCTGAAGACTTGCAAGTGCAGTTGTTGCTGCCTTTTGAGATGCTACTACTTTAACGGCATTTCTTTGACCAACCCTAACAGTTTTTGCACCACTACTAGTTTTGACTCGAATTGACATTATCGTGTTACTCCAGGAGATACTAGAACCATACCTTCAACAACTCTTTCCATCATGTTATTAGTATTAGTAATAACAACATCATAAACATACCTACCTGGTTTAAGGGCAGCAGTTTGTGATGTAGAAAGACCTATTTGAATCTTTCCATTTGTGGCATCATAAAAGGAAGTTGTAAATGTAGTCACACCAGTGGCACCGGCATGTTTTCTCATTTGGGCGCTTAGACCAAAGTTGGTCACGTTTAATGGTGCATTGTTAGCACCATCTTCCAATGTGAAAACTTGCTCAAAATCAACACCCTGATTTATTACCAGGTTGCTTACATATGCAGATGCCATTTGAAAAAGAAGTCTTTATAATGTTATTTAGGTGGGCAAACCTACTGCTTTGACCACTTCTTGTTGTTTGAAATATAACTTGGCGTATGACTTGCAAATATTTTGTAACTCCCCGACATCTTGACACTCATCAATGAGTCTTGCCTGTCGTTCATACTCAAACGACTTAGACATTGACTCAAGTTGGATTTGATTGGGGTCCATTTGTTAACTCCATTAGTAGGGACTTAATTTCACTTAGTTCACTCTTCAACTCTGCAAGCTCTTGTTTTTCAAGTCTGCGAGCGTTACGAAGTCTAACATAATCTTGATAACCTGTTGTATCAGTATTGACAATAGCACCTGAGTCTTCACGAAACAGGTGCTTAGAACCTTCAACTCTCTTCATTATGCTAGTGCGATAACTCTCAGGTCTTTCAACTTAGGAGCTTTCGCTTCGTTTGTTCCATTCATAACGATTTTGATTTTGAACCCAGTGAACTGAGGAACATTATCAACGCTAAACTGATAGTCTCTAAACTCATTTTCAGAACTTGCTGGAACAAAGGCATCAGGTCTGCCATTATTAAGTGCTTCGTCAATGACTTCATCTCCGAAACCATCACCATCAGTGTCACGCAAGTTATTATAACCAGGGAACAACTGATATGCTTGATCGACCTGACTTGAGTCTGGTCTGATCAACTTATACAATACTCTAAAGTCAGATGATGCTGGTCTCAAGCCACTAATAAGAACTTTGAGTGAAGTTGCTGGTTGCTTGAGTGTGACTTCTCTTGTAGAATAAGTTGCAGAATGTGGATCTTCTGTTGTTGAGTTGACTCTTCCATCACTTGCGTAGTTCTCAATAGGATTATTGAGTCTATTTCTTCCGTAGATAACGGCAGCATTGTGAAGGTCAACAACTGGTGACAGATTTGGATCATTGCTTGACATATTCAAAGACAGTGTGAATGACCTATTCTTAGGAAGACTGGTCATATATGTGTCTTCATTTCTAGAAGAAGCAACGATACTTGGAACATTTAACTCATTTGAAGCATTGAGTGCAACTGGTTGGAAACCTTGGTCAACGAAAGAAACCTCACTGCCACCAGCACTTGTTCCAGATGTTGTACGCATTTCGGCAACAATCTGAGTTTCACCAGGTTGAAGAAGATTAAACTGTGGGTTGACTGAGGTGAACTGAATGTTTCTAGAACCCTTAGCATCATTTCCACCTAGACGGTTATCATCTGTGAATGAAAGTTGAGAGTCACCAGATGCTCTATCACCTCTGTGAATTTCAACATGATATGTATCATGATCTCTCAGTGCCTTCAACTGAGCGTTGTTAGACATTGTGAGGTCTGTATTGATTCTAGTAAGTGATACACCATTCAACTCATACTTGGAAATTGAGTCTCCATTGGAATGAGTTCTAGTGATAGAATCAACACCTCTTGTGCTAATACCAAGTGTTCCAGCAGGTGAAGAACCGGCAGTAATGCTTGTGTAGTAGACTATCTCATTGTTAATCTTTGCCCAACCTCTAGAAGTTCCAATACCTTCATAAGTTCCAAAGATGGTTGTATCAGCAACGGATACTTGCGTTCCACTGATAGCGAGGTCAGAAGTAATAGTTGTAGGAGCACTATTTGGTTCAATATCAGCAAGAGTCAAGACATTAGTATTTTGATGCATTCCATGGTTGAACTGAGTTACCTCAAGAACATTACCAGAATAAAGTGAACCGTTCTGACTTGAAGATGTGATATCAGTGCTACCATATGCGGTGGCAGTGTTACCAACATATCTAACCAAGTTTTGTCCTGTAGCAAATGCTTCACCTTGAACATTGGTAAGATACAGTGTGGTGATACCATCAAGTTGGTTAACAGAAAGTTCTGCTCCAGCACCCTTATCATCAACGTTAGCAGTTGTGATACCTAAGACATCACCTCTAACATAACCTTCACCTCTTTCAGTGATGGTTGCTCCAGTTACAACTCCTCCAGCAACTGTAATTGTTGCTTCAGCACCTGAACCTTGACCAGTGATGTTATAAAGTGGAACAGCAGTGTGAGTGCCGTTATCATAACCAACACCAGCTTGGTTGACTAATACACCACTACTGGTGTTAATTCTTCTACCAAGTTGTTCAACAATACCAGTTACATCTGCAGTTCCTGTACCATCAGCGACTTTTGTACCGATAGCAAGTTCAGTATCTAACAATGGATCTGCGGTGGTATCAATACCAACTTTCAGTTTTCTTGGAAGTGTTCTAACAGGATTGCTAACAAGTTTTGTTGTCTCTGTTTCAGTATCTATTTGTGGGTTGAAGAAAGAAGCAGTTCCTTCACTGACAAACTGTGCCTTATAAAGATTGAACTTAAGATCTTCAAACTGACTTGCAGTCCAAATAGTTCCGTTCTGAGACTTAAATAAACTTCCTCCAACATACTGTTTTGTTACTACGACACTTTCAGCATCTGGAAGAGTGCTTGTGTTAACAGTCTTTTCACCCATTCTTGCAACCCAAGCCAAATAATCATTTGACTGTGGGGACAGAAGACAGACGCAATATTCAGTATCTGGTTCTAAGTAAACAGGAGATGGGAATGTGACCTTAGTTGGGACAGTTCCATCGTTTGAAATATTAACCTGCGATGGTTCTAAAGTAACACGAGCAAAGTCTTGAATGACTTCGTTCGTTGGAGTTCCCAACTCCATATTTCTAATTTCAACAGTTAACTTCTCATCCTCAGGTTTATCTGCCATAAAGATGTCGATGGCAGTCAAGAATGCACCAGTCTCATCAGTTGTGAAGGACTGAGCAAGTGGGTCACCTCTACGTGGTGGTGGGGGTGGTCTTCTAACAACAACTCTTGTTTGTGTATATGTATCAACTATACCACTTGTTCTATATGCAGTTTCAGCAGTACTAGTTCTAAGATCACCTTTGAGTGGTTCGGAGTTTGTGGAACTTGAGTTCAGTTTGAATATCTTAGTTCCAGTGGTGAATCTCAATGGTGGTGGTGGAGATGCAAGTGGATCTCTAAAGAAGAAGGAACCATCAATATCTCCAAATGTATCACCATAAAGTCTAATATCAGAAACAGTTGCTTGTGCACCACTTGTTGCACCAAGAAGAACCATTCCCTTTGTAATGAAACCACTGTATCTTCCAACGACTTCATCACTCAAAGATTCTACGTCAATATTCAATACTGTAGCAGATGCTGAGTATGAAGTAGGAAGGTTATTTTCTCTCTTATATGGGTTCAGTGAGTATGTTGTAGTTGGATTAGAACCAGGTCCAGTCTTATGGTTTGGTTGAACTACTCTTGCAGAGAAGAGTTGTCTGGAACCTACATATCCTCTTACAGTTTCACCAATACTAAATGTTCCAGAGTTCATTGAAATTTCAATGAGTTTAGGAATGACATCAAGACCTCTACTTCCATCAAAGAATGAATAATGTCTTGCAAGTGGTCTTAAACCAGTAGCATGGAAAGTAACGTTTCTTGATCTGATGTGTGTATCTGGTCTACGTGCTGTTCTGATGGTTTCAATGTAAGAACCATTGAAGTCACCAGTTATTCTTCTGGTTCCACCACTAACGTAAATATTTCTCACCCACTGGTCAGATGCTGGTTGAAGGTTGATTCTACCTTCAAAAGAGATCATATTGAATGGGTTTACATTCTCAACTCTTGATGCAAGAGGTTGTGTAATCCATTCTTTCTCAGAATACTTGAGAGTAATAAGGTCACCAGTTTTCTGAACATTACTATCAAGAAGTTCTAAGTTATCTGAGAAGTCTGCAGAGTTAGTATCAATAGATGGATTTAATGCAAGTTCTGGTTTGAGAGAATACCAGTCAACTGGTGTGATAAGTTGTCTGTTTGCAGTATCGACATCCGACAATGTTTCACCACCGTCAAGTCTTCCAGTATCTTTGAAGTCATCAACAAAGAAACCACTCTTAAATCTATCCAGACCATCAGCATCTCTTACTTGGAAGGTCTTAGTATCAACTTCAAGTAAAGACAGACTTGTTACCTCTTCAAGAGTTTCAATTCTATCTTCAAGTGCACCGATATCACGCATCGTATATCTTCTATTGTCAACTGTCGTTACGACAGCATCATTTACGTCATAGAGATATGCAGGAAGTTCGATCGTTGCTAAGTTCATAGCAGTTGGATCATTCTCTGGTGCTACTGGGTTGATAGCAGGAACACCTTTGAGAACTGTAAACAAACCACCGCTGACTTGACTATCAAACTCAGTTGTTTTATTTGGAATAAGAACAACTCTATCAATTCTTGGAAGATAGAAGTCATATCCCAAAGTAGAACTTTCAAGAGGAGCTACAACTAAAGTTGGGTTAGTGCCAGTTGCTGAGAAGTCTCTATTGTTGAAGAAGAATGGTGTAGCAGTTGTTGAGGTAAATGGTTCAACTCTTGGTCTAAAGTCGAGAGTGTCAGATAATCTTGTACCGTCAGCAAGATGTGGAATATCATCTTTAAATCTATCGGCACCATATGAGTTTACAGTGTAAACATCACCGTTATCATTCGATGGAACATTAAATCTGTTAAAGATAATAAGAAGTTGTCTGGAAGGAGTATATCCTCTTCTCTTAACTATTCTTGAGTAGTCATAGAATTGTTCTCTCTGACCTTTATCAAGAGTGTATTCATCAGTAATATCCTGATAGTTACCAACAACAATAACTTGTACCGTTGTCTTGATGTTAGACTCTTGGAAGGTTACCGTTTCACCAACACTAAACCTATTGTCGTTCAGATAGACTATTTCAACTTTTGTTCCATTAACTCTTGTGACTATCTGTGCTTTGGCACCATCTTCACCGATGATTACTTCACCAAGAACTGATGCAGTATTCAAGTTAAAACCAGAGGGAACTTCGATGGCATCCAAAACAGGTGCTACAGTTCCTCTTGCCTCATAAACTGCAAGAACATCGACAACATCTGGAAAGTTGAGTGAAATTTCTTCATCCTCAACTCTCATACCATAGAAACTTGCTTGGGTAAGACCTGAGGTATTATTTGTTGTAGAAGTTTTGGACTTATCAACAGTTACCTTTTCACTTCTTACAAGTTCTTTCTGTTTGCTCTGAATAGAGTTCTTTTGTACAGTGTAGTTTAAAGCAACATTAGCGTTTTGATTCGGTGTAAGACCTCCAATTAAGAGGAGTTGTCCTCCATTAGTTACTTGTACTTGATCTGAGGTCAGATCTTCAATAGTACCGTCACCATAAACAACAGAGTATCTTTCAGCATCAAATGGTAAATATAGTGCACTACTGATACCTGTATTATTAATGTTGACAGATAATACTCCTTGAGAATCAATTGATCTTGATGCTACTTGACCAGAGACGATCAAACTTGATGAACCAAGATTTACAGATGCAACATTAGGTTCATCAAGTCTTGCATAAAGTCCACCACCCTCTTCGACGACAGGCAACATCAACTTAATGGTGTGCTCACCATTAACTCTACCACCTTCACAAACATTGGTTATGTCTACAACGTCAGCAACTGTTGCTGATTTGAGACTATCATTAATAACAGTAACCCTATTGAAAATGGGAACATTATTCGTTCCTGACTGATATGAAATAATATCACCTACTTTCAGTCCTTGAAGAGATCTTGAACTTGAAAGAGTTGTTCCGTTGATATCAATTTTATCAGTAAGACTGAAACCTGGAATTGCGTGCTCTTTGAGAACAGTGTCTGCAGCAAAGTCGCCATCCAAGGTGCTTCCAGGAACAGCAGTTGAATTTTGGAATACTGACTTAACATCTCTTATGCTATGCTCATCAACAGCCCTAATAGTTCTAGGAGCTTCACGAGTTCCATTGATTTCAATTGCTTCACCTCTGATGAATGTTCCAGAGGTTTGTGTAAGATTGAAAATAGAATTTGAGGCACCAGCAGCAGTAGCGTATCCAGATGCTCCACTACTTACACCTTTAACATAAGAACCAATAGGAAGTTGTGCGTTTGAAAGGTTTTGGTTTACAGTGATGGTTGTGAATGTTTGAAGGTCAAATAGATACAGATCCCACTCAGTGCCATCATCACTGTAAGTTGCGTCTGTAAGACTAAAACTATAAACTCTTGCTCTACCAATTGCAGTTGTTAAAAGAGTGCTTTGATCGACAGTTCCAGCAGGAAGTCTTTCATCAAACAAATCAACAGTGTTATCAACGTTATTAACACCAATGAACGGACAACCTTGAACATTGTTGACTCTTAACTTAGTTCCCAACTCAAATGGGACAGAAGCGGAGTCAATAGTTCCTTTATCTCTGGGTTTTTCTACGTCAATATTTGTATTTGATATTGTTTCAATATCATATCCTCTTACATATGCCTTTCCAGGAGAAACCTGGACGGTCATTAAATCATCAGTTGGAGTGTTACCTTGGTCTGTTGTTTGATCATCAAAGTAAATACCCTCATTAGACTCTCTATCGTTGAGAGTTTCTTTTACTTCGATGCCATAGTTTCCAATAGAATAATCACCAGACTCTTCGAAAGTTCTCTTAGCAAAGTAGTCTTTGATGATACTATATGTTGACTTATTCTGAAGTTTCTTTATCTCACCATTTTCAACTCTAAGAATCTCAACGAAGGTCTTATCATCATAGTCTTTGAGAGACTTCTTAGAAAGTGTAAGACTAATTTTAAGTCTATCTGCACCAGGGGCAGCAAAGTTTGAGAAACCCTTTGCATTATCATATAAAGAGTCATCTTCCTTTGCTGAGATGACTTCTTCAAGTATAGTTAAACCGATACGATACGAAGGAGTATTGGTGTATGGGTCTAATACAATTTTTTGTGTGGCAACATCAACAAATGTGCCTCTAATGAAGAATACACCTTCACCAATGGAAGCTGCAGTTCCTACTGAAGTGGCATCTTCTGACACCAAAGTTGCTACAGTATCTCCAGCATCAATGGAGGTATTTCCATATGTAAAACCTTCTTCAACAATAAGAACTTCACCATCAGAAAAAGTTCCTTGTTCACCATCTTCTCCACCTCTGCCATATTTTACAAACAGAGTGAGGTCATCAATGTCAGATGACATTGTTGATGTAAGATACTTATCAACTACAGCAACGACACCTGAAGTTTGCCCTCTTAACTTCTTACCAACTAACTTATCAGCATATACAGAAACGTCAATGCCAAGGTGATCGGCATTGACTCTTACAGATGGATATTCTCCGTCAAAGTTTACATTTCCAGGGATCACCATCGATCCCTCTTTGAATATATGACTTCCGAACTTCTCAACCTGATTCTGGAGTATAGACTGTAAAGTCGTTAACTCCCTAGCCTGGATAGGGAATCCTGGTTTGAATAATACTTTGTAGAAATTATCGTCCTTATCGAAATCATCAAAATAAGGATTGATATTTAAGTTAGTCTTCTGTGGCATTAGAATTCCAGGATAATTTTAACGTCTTCTTTTTGTCTAGAATTTCTAGTAATCAATGGTCGGTTATCAAGGTATACAATATCTCCCGACTTTTTATTTATCTCAGGACTAGCAACCCCGTTTGTAAACTGAGTTCCAAGCGAAATAATTTTTGTTCCAGAAGGATTCGTTGTGACACCAGTAAAACCAGTCGCAATAGAACCTGAGAAACCACCAGTTGTAGTTACTGGGTTTGAGTTTGGTTCAAACGAATACAACCTAGCATTTGTTGATACTCCAACATAGTCAAGATTATCAAACGTAGTTTGGTTTACTTGCGTTGAACGGTCTTGAATATACTTAAGAACCTTAGTCTCAGAGTCATATGATACGACATAACCTCTAGCAGTTCCACCAGATACTTGCTGGAAAACTCTCTCACCAATAACTGGTGTTCCAGTATTTGATGAGAAGATAATAGCACCAGCAGATGAGAACTGGTTTTCGGTGAATAATGATGTTGAACCAAAAGAGGTTGGGTTTTTAACAATACCGATCTGTGAGAAACTTGTATCTATTGGGAAGTCTCTAGTTGAATCGTCAAAGCGAGCATAAACAAGAACACGATCAGAACCTAGTTCATTGTAAACATCATATCCATGACCTCTTGAAGGAGGAATGATAGGAATCAATTTTGCTTTGGTTGAAGAACTGGAATTCAGAGAACCCAAGTCAACCATTCCATAAGTGTATCCCTTACCACCAGCAGAAACTACTGCATTAGTGATTTTTCCATTTACAACGTCAACAACAACCTTTCCACCTTCACCATCACCAAGAATATTTACTTCTTGTCCTACACCGCCTGCATAACCTTCACCTTGGTTATCAATGTATATTTTCTTAATCTGGTTATCATTTACATCAGAGTCGCCATTCTCACGAACAGCAACAACCTGTGCATTTGTTGAAGTTGACCAGTTATTATCAAGAGCAATGAAGTCTGTTGAGTCAAACTTGATAATATCGCTAGGAGCAACTGTAAAAAGATATTTCCAAATATAACCATCTCCACTAACACCTGCCTTGGACGGCTCAAGGTCGGTGAAAGTTGGTTCGTCTAAAGATGCATTACCAGTTGTATTGATACCAGATGAACCGTTATCAATACAAACATAGACTTTGAACTCACTATTCATTACATAGTAGTTCGCATCATAAAGTCTTGAAGAATTGGTAATAGGTGATGGGTTCGTCAAACTGTAGTCATGACGATACATCTCATATTTTGTTCCTTTGGACCATTCAATCTTTCTTATCAACCTTCTAACATTAGAAGATGTGACTTTTCTTCCGAAAGAAATATTATCGCTTACAAAGTTTTGATAATCAGTGTTATCTGTAGGAACTGGAGTATTAGTATCCCAGTTAGATACACGCCCAAAACCAGATGTCGTAGGGTTGGACAAACCTACGAAGACATAATATGAATTAGAAGTACTAGTAACGGAGTCAACAAAATTGCTCGCATTTAATATTCTAAACTGATCTGTGACAATTGCCGCCATCGTGCTAGCTTTTTTCTATATTTATAAACCTGCTCCACCAGTTTGTTTAAACCCAGTGCCTCTTCTTTGAATGGTTGGGAATGTTGACAAACCAGAGTCAACAGTCAAACCTGTAACTCCAATGGAAACTGGTGTTGAACTTCTAGAGAAACCAGAAATTCTTCCCCACGAAACACGTCCACATGGTTCAGACGTTGTTCCAGAAACATTGAAGTTGCTTAAGTTTGTTGTAGAGAGTACGTTGCAGGTGAGAATACCATTATTAGCAACATTAGAAACTTGGTGAACAATGTAAACGTTGTCTGCAAATGTAGTGCCAACACCAACTGTAGATGTATCGTTTCCATCAACAGAAACAACTCCATGTCCAGAACGTGTTCCATTAATGAATACTGGATATCCAGCATTCAAACCTGCCCATGTAGAAGAGTTAACGTGGAACTCTAATGCAAGTGGATGACCACCAGTTCCAGCAGTGCTACGCACACCTGTAACAATACCGACCCATCCTTCAACAGTATCAGCATTCAAGACATTTTCATATCTTACTGCTGTGGTATCTGCAATAACTTGTGGAGGAGCACTGTGAGTATATCCAAAACCAGCGTTAGCAATCGTAGCGCCACCAACAACCAGTGAACCATTTACAACAGCAACAGTTGCTTCGGCAGTGGTTCCAATACCAACACCTATTGCTTTTGGTGCAGAGAGTCTAACAACTGCATTTGGAGTCAGATAACCAGAACCACCATCAACCACTGTAATATCTGTAATAGTTCCGTTAGGACCTACAGTGGCAGTCAGGGCAGCAGCAACAGGGTCTGTGTTATTAGCAACGATAACACCATCAACTTCAATTGGAGTGCTCTGCTCATAGTCAAAGAACTGTGCGTTATCAACGAATATCTCAGTATCGGTCAAAGAAACATCACCAATAATACGTGATGTTGGGAAAACCATTGGTTCTATAGAGTCTCTATTTTTATAAACCAGTTCTCCACTGATATTTCTATCAACCTTTTGCTTAGTCCAACTAATTGGTCTGAAGTTGACTTCATCGATACCAAGACCAGCATAGAGGTTAGTTTCAATCTTATCTGAAGATGAAAGATCGTAGATAACTCTTGGCTCTTGCTCAACTGTATTTGGATTATTGATATTTTTATAGAGTTTCAGAGTATCACCACGTTTTACAGTTTCAACAATATTAACACTGAAACTATCTGTTCCTCTTGTTCCTCTGTAGAAGAAGATATCAATATCTTCATCGGGATCGGGTGGTTCAGTGAATACCATTGAAGTACCACCAGTGAAGTTGTAGTGCTTTCCAGGTTCTTGGATAACACCATTCACAAATACCAGGAGAATAGCATTCAGATCAATTTCAAGTGAGTCGGTATTGTTTTCATCAAGTTCGAAACTTCTCAGTTCACCTCTGTAGAAGAGAGGGAAGCGAGTTCTAGTTCCATTTTGATAAACTTTGATGGAGTCAATATAATCCAGTTCACCAAACTGCCAGGCAGCAAAAGAATCATTGAAGACATCAGTGATAGTGAGTTCAAAGTCGGTCATCGCAGCAATGCCTCTGTCAGTTACCATACCAACTGGTTTGATAACATCACCTTTACGGAAACCGTATCCAGGTCTTGTAATCTTGAAGTCCTTAACTTCAAAGAGTGTAGAACCGATACCAGTTACAGAAGTTGGACCAACAATCAAGTTGACCAGTAAGTTCTCACCAACTTCTGTTGTAGCACCAAGTCCAGGTCTAGATACCCCTACAAACTCAAGGTTTTCATATGATGGTTGTGGTACTGAAATTATTGGGTTAGTATATCCAGTGCCGCCAGAGTTAACGGTAAAGGAAAGAGTTCCACCTGCTCCAACTGTTGCAGTAACATCTGCACCGTGACCATTTGTATCGGTAACAGCAACAGAAACAACTCCACGGTAACCAGAACCAATAATGTCAAGAGTGCTGATACCAACACTTTGAATAACACCACCAGTGACGAAAGCAGTTACGGATGCTCCTACAAGAGGTGCAATACCAAGTCCATTGGTTGAGCCAAATGAAACTGGAACACCACCACGAGGCAACTGGTTAACGTTTACATCATAGTCGGACAGAATTAAGTTTCCATTAACATCTTTAACGCCTGAGAAGATAACACTGGAAATACCAGCAGTTCCTTCTTCGAAGATGTAGTTGTTTCCATCATTATTGTCAGTTGTTGGGGTTTGGAAGATGTTGTTTACGAACAATATTCCACTTCCAGTTTCAATACCTGTTGTATTAGCACCACCAACTGTTAACGTGTATGTTGCACCAATACCTGTGAAGGACTTAGAAGTATCATCAAAGATAATGTTTGTATCATAATCACTTCTGAGATAAGCACGACCACCAAAAGTAGATTTGGGGAAGGGGAGGTTGGCATCATCAACAGCACGGGTTACATTTCCTCGTGGAGCTTCTTTGAAGTTGATTTCACTCCCTACAATGTTGAATGAACCAACATGAACTTCGGCAGCATCTCCATCGTTATGAGTTGTTTCAACACTACCGAGTGAACCTCTCTTGACAAGAACAAGGTTGAATGCACCAGAACCAGTGATAGGTCCAAGAGCAGTTGTTCCAAGACCAACTGAAACAATATTAACAAACTCATCATTGATCTTAAGAAGATCTCCACTTCCGATGGATGATATACCAGTCAGACTGATAAATGTCTGACCAACACCAATAGAACCACCATTATCTGTCAGTTGATAGTCTAACTTGGAATATGCGACAGGATGCTGAACAATGCCATCAATAGAAATAACTGTCTTCTCAAGTTTCTTGAACATATCGATGGTGTGAGCATTACCACCACCATTATCAATGATAGTTAATGCAGTTCCTGAGTTTGCATTTGACTTAGATGATGCAAGTTTGAACTGATCCTTATTAACACGAATAGCGTAAACTTCGGTTGGAAGATCAGTTCCACCAGATGTTTGAATAGCAGTTCCTGCAACACCTGCAAAAGATGAACCAGGGTTATAAACCAGTCTTTCACCAGTGTTGAAGAAGTGATCGTCAATATTGAAAGTATCGTTAGTAAGATCTAATACTGTAGAAATGCCTGGGTTGAATGTCTTTCTGAAAATAGGAACACCATCATGCTGTGCAATGAAGTTAGTTCTATTCGCTCTTGGACCGTTGATTGCATTATATGCACCCGTGAGGAAAGTCTGAGTAAATGTTCCAACTTCAAGAGGGTTTGGTACATTTACCAAATCTGTATCAGTTTGAAGAAGTTCATTGAACGCTTTAACTGTAACGATACCAGAAACTGAAGCGTCTGGATAGAACTTCATTGTGATATCAGAACCACTAAACTCAGAACCAAATGTTCCAATGCCAGAAGTACTTCCAATTGAAAGGAATGGCATCTGGGTGGTAGTTGCTTCAATACCATCATTTACAGTCAAGACTTGGTGAACTGCAGTTGAGTTGCCGGTTTCTACCTGAACAACAGACTTAATAGAAGTTACATCAAGAGCATCAAGAGTAACAATATCTCTTACACCAGTTCCAGAGGAGAAGTTGGACTGTAGGCGAGCGGAATTTTCTGATCCATCTGGTTGGTTGAAAGCCTTGAACCTATATGTTCCAATACCGACGGAAGTATCATCGAATGAAACAACCTTTGCTCTTACCAAAACACTATTGGTCTCAGTATTCTCAAAGTTCAACTTGATAGAACCAGAGTCTAAGTATGAGGTAAATGTTCCAATAAAGTTAGTGCTGAAGTTATTTGGTGCGTTGTCAAGGAAGTATTGTGAAACGTTTGTTTGTGTTCCATCTTTTTCAATGAACATTTCTACAAAGTTTCTTTCATCAGTTGTTTGATCAATTACCTCAACAAAGGCAAATGCGGTTTCATTATCAGTAACTATGAGATTTGCACTTGAACCAGAACCAACAATGCTATTTGTGCCAGTTACTTTGACGAAACCAATAGATGAAGTATTGATTCCAGCAAGTGAAGTGTTAAAGTTTTCTTTCAACACTTTAATATCAAAGTCTTGCTCTAAAGCATCAACAGGTGTGAATCTAAGAGATAAGACACCATTCTCATCAATGTTTCCAGTTACATCACCTAACTTGGAAGATGTATTGAATACGCTTCCTTTCTCAAAAGTAATGATATCAGCGTTAGGAGTTGGTAATGTGTAAATCTCAGTCAGTTGTCTTTCATCATTATTAACATTCTTGACTTGAACAAGGAAACGTGTCAGACCATCAAGTATGCTGAAGTCATTGAGATCAACAAATTCATTTGTCTCACTATCAGTGTTAGAGAACTGATTGGCGATATCATCCATCATCAGAACTCTGTTTGACACACACTTAAAGTAGTCAGTCAGTTTTCTATTAGCAAACTTGATAAACTTAGATTTGTTATTTTGAGCGTCAATATCAATACCAAGGTCTAAGAAATTGATGGTGTCTACTCTCATGGTAGAACCGTCAATATTTGTGTTAATAATATCAATGGTTGCTGTGTCTACTGCATCTGTTCCACTCTTTGGTCCAACACTAGTAGTTGAAGTAATTTCAGTGTCTACAAAGTCCTTCATTCCAGTTGGGTGGACCAAACCTCTCACTTTATCCGCAACATCATCATAAGTGATGCTACTCTTGATAGTGTATGAGAGATTCTGATAATAGTCATTATCTGGTAGGACCTGATAGTCGAGGTTGACTTTACCAATATCATCAGACCATCCAAGTTCTCTTGTCGAAGAATAGTCAACAACGTATCTTGCTCTATTTTCTACAATAGTTTTGATAGTTGCAAGGGTTCCAGAGTCACGACCAAATACTTGTTCTCCTTCACTCAACTCATACCTTCCAATAACCTTAAGATTATCACTTTGAACTTCCTGAACAACAAGATCAACTTGACTGTATGTTGACCCAGACTTACTAAGAAGTTTTTCTCCAACAATGAAATTCTTTGGTTCTTGAACTACATTAAAGACTGGATAATCATTCTTATGAATGACTGATGCGTAAGTGTTAGAGTCAGTTACGGCTACACCAGCATTAGTAGTCAAACTAGAGATATCAAATATTACTCTTGCTGGGTTAGTAGCATTATATTGAGATACCTTGAAGAACTGATACTTATAGTCAGCAGAGTTGAAACCTGTTCCAGTTGAGTCATTCTTTTGAATACCCTCAACAAATATTTCATCACCTACAGCAAATGGTGCTGTAGTAAAGTTGTTTACAGGTGTAACAAGAACACAAGTAACAATACCAGTTGAGTTGGCAATAACACTACTGATACCTACACCGTTTGAGTTGTTTATGGCATAAACTTTGTTCTTGTTATCGGAAATACCGATTGGTGTATCAATAATTTCTACAGACGAAACAGATGCACCTTGAATAGTTGCTTTTAGTTGACCAGTGGTATAAGGAACTCCAGTTTCTGGATCTGCAATAATCAGATCTGGTGCAGAGGTATATTTTTTACCACCGTCTACAATTTCAATATCACTAACAATGTTTCTATCAACAATAGTTAAGTTTGGTGAGAAAAGAACCTCTGGACTTAAGGTAGTATCTGCAGAGAAGTCAAAACCTGGGTCATCAACATTAAATTCAACAATTCTTCCAATAGACTTAGAGTCTGGAATGATGTCAGCGTTGACCCCAGCGGTAGATGCAATACTTACAAACTTAGGAAGTTTCTTGTAACCAGAACCTCCATAAGTAATCTGCATTGAATTTACACCACCACTTGCAGCAGCAGACTTTGTAGTGTAAGAAAGTTTGTCAGTATTACCTTGGTTGTAAGATAGTTTTTCAGGATACTCAGGTATAGAAATATCAAAAGTGGTTGCTCCTACACCAGAGACAGTGTAAGAATTGTTATAAGAACTTTCAATGAAAAGAATTTCCGAGTTATTTGATACATCTACATCAGAGGTGCTAATGTATCCAGACTTCTCCAGAGAATAATATACCTTAGCTGGTAGACTCTCATTGTAGTTAAGAGTGACTGTTGCTCCAGAAAGACCAACTGTTCCAACACCAGCAACACTAAAGGTTGTGGTCGTACCTATTGAAACTAACTCATTATTAAACTCTTCATCATAGAAGAGTTTGAAGTTGTATCCAGAAAGACTTGAGTCTGAAACATCAAATACTAAGTCGTTGTTTTCAACAACAGGGATTTGAGGGTTAATTTTAGATATTTCGTGACCCGAACCCTGAGAGGTTAGGTTGATAGCAATAGGTGGTGATGCAAGACTATCAGATCTGGTAAGACACAGTTTGAAGTTATTATCATCAACTCTGTTTACAAAGTATGAACCAACTGGTAAACCACCGATAGCAGAAGATGAGTTATAGAATACTTTGTCACCACTTAAGAAACCGTGGTTCATTAACTCAAAGTTATCTGTATTGACTGTTACAGCAGTATTACCAAAACCAATGGGATTAATAGAAAGTTTATCATTTGCTGAGTTATACTTTACTACAACTGCTGTTGACTCACCAATACCAACTGAAAGACTTGGTTTTACAGTAAGTTGAATAACGTCATTTTCTTCCAGTCCATGAGAGGTTGAAACCGAGACTGTAGACTTGATTTTTTGAACTCTTGCAGTAACTTGATCATAGTTTGACTCAAGGGAATACTGGAAGTCCTCGTCACTGCTATTGGTGCCGAAAGAACGCCAGAACAGACCACCGCCAGTAGAGAGACCAACTACAGTGGTAAGACCAATAACATCATCAGACTTCTTGATAACGAACATGGTTTCGCTATCAGCAACTTGTGGAATCAAGAATGGAGTGCTATCTCCTGCATTTGAGACAGAAATACCACTTGTTGCATTCAGTCTTCTAAATGTAACTTGTTGACCATCAGTGAATGGATGGTTTGGAATGTAAAGACTCTGAGTTGGGATATTTACAGATTTTCCAACATTACCAACAACATAATTTCTTGTTGTTCCAATACCTGCCTCAGTTCCAAAACCAACTGCTTGAAGTGGATTGAAATATACTTTGTCGTCAAGTTTTGACTCAAACTTTGGAACATCGAGTGGTAATGTGAACGATCCTGTAATAACTGTAAGAGGTGTGGATGCTGTGTGTGCTGTACCGACTGTTTCTCCTCTTAAGGCTCTGATGACCTTTCTATCATTAAAGGTTCCAAGAACAGAGAGTCTCTCTGCATTAATTTGAATAGTGCTTCCAACAGAAACTGTAGAAGGAATTTTATTAACAAAGATATCAGTTACAACACCAACTGTTGCATTACTAGGCAACTCTGCAAAGAGAATGACGCTTTCAGATGATACACCAATTTTATGGTTAGCACTCAGTCCTTTAATGGATGTTGATACTCCAGAAACAATAACAGTATCATTATTAAGGAGAGTGTGTGTTGGGATAATATTTCCAGATACTTGACCTTGCTTATCCCAAACGAACTGGACGTTCTGATAACTCTCAACAGTGGTTGTGAGTTCGTTTATAGTCTTACCTTGGAGAGACTCTACAGCGGCGCTTACACCGCCTCCTGAAGACCCTGTGTTGTCAAATGAGGCGACATCACCTACCTTGTATCCATCACCAGACTCATTAACGATGAGAGACTCTACAGAACCCTTGCTGACCGACTTAATAGTTGAGTCAGATAGTCTAATTTCATTGGGTTCAGTAATGAAGTCGTTATCAATACCCAGGTCACCAACACCATATGGAAGTGTATTTCTAATGAGTTGAGAAGACTCAAACTTAAAGTCTTGGTCTACGTTTTGAGTGATAGGAACTGATCTATACTGATGTCCAATAAAGAATGGGAAAGTTGGTGCATAAGTACTGCTGTTAATACCAGCATAGTAAGCGTAAGTTCCATTTGGAAACTCTGGTGTCTTTGCGAATCTGCCGTTGTATTGATCCAGTTCTCCAGAGTTATCAAACTTGAAGTCCTCAACAAAGAAACCATTTGAGAATCCAGAGGGTCTATCAACAACATCAGATGGTGATAAGACATATCCACTTCTTACAACCTGAATGTCAGAGTTTGAGTCGGATGCATCAGAATATCCATATGACCCGTAAATTGGGTTTCCATCATACGCCCAACCAATAATCGGGGAGTGAACTGTAGAATCGTTATCACCATATTCGGATGAACCGATGGCAGTTGAATAACCAACCATTGCATATTGAAGACCACCAACTCCTTCGGTGAGGACTTCATTTCCAAACCTATTGTGGTTGTTAACACTTAAATGTCTTACAGAAGCCTCAATAAATGCATTTTGTCCGTTAGGTACAACTTTGACTAAAGTATTTGCTGTGGAATATCCAATACCAGCGTTGATGATAATAACATCAGTCAGTTTACCGTCAGAAACTACTGCTCTTAACTTACCACCAATACCATCACCAGTGATATTGAGATCAGGAGCGGATGTGTACTCGGAACCAGGGTTAATAATTTGTGCTCTGTTAATACGTCCGTTTGAAACAATAACTTGAACCTCTGCTTCTTTACCTACTTCAATATCAATATCAGGTTTCTTATGGAAGTTAAGCACAGTGCTTCCATAACCAGAACCAGCATCATAGAGATAAAGATCAACGATTGGACCACGAATGACTGGGGTTGCTGTGATAGTATTTGATGAACCACCATAGTCCACATTTAGTGTCAGTTCAACATCTGGATAGGCAAAAAACTGTGTTCCTACACCAGATGTAGCAAACTTGACATAGTTGTTTCTATTGAAGTTTCCTAAGTCCGTAGCACCAATACCAGAGTTGGCGAGTCTAAACTCATCATCGGATAGCTTAATAACTGAGTATTGGTCAGTAGTATTGAGACCATTTACTAAAGTTCCGTCAGATGAATAAACAACAACATCTCCATCAGAAAAACCATGGTTTTCAAACTTGATCGAATTTGATACGGTATCTACACCAGTTGGTTGCACAAACAGTTTTCTGTTTTCATAACCAGAACCAGGGTTGATAACTTTGATTTCTTTTAAGTAATTCTTACTTTCACGAAGTTTGAAAGAATGTGTTCCAGTGTTGTTTGCTGTGGTGAAACCAACTGTGTTGATTCCACTTGCATAGTCATTCTCTGTTTCGTAGAGTCTAATGGATCTATTGTTTACAACTTCTGCATAGTAAGTTGAACCGTTATTGAGTTTGTTGGTTCCTATTACGTTAGATCCTTGATAGTCACCAATACCAATACCAGCATTGCCTTTTGAGTTATACAGTAATGCTTCACCACTAGTAAGTTTGTGGTCTACTGGGAACGAAATATCATCATTAGTAAAATCAACTCCACCACCAAAAGTCGTTAGACGTGAGTCAAATTCTAACTCTCTATTTCTTCTATCAACAATAGGCTCTAATATAGCACCACTTCCATTACCACCTGTCAATGTTGCTGATATTACTCTGTTAATATCAAATGACTGAGGGTCTACGATAATTTCTTTTAGTTCACCTCTTACAACTGGTTGAACCGCTGCATTGCCAGCGATGTCTATATTTGGTAAATTGATAACATCATATCCTGTGCCACCTGTGTAGATACGTGCATCAGAGAGAGGACCAAAGTATATCTTATCTTCTGACTTGTAGTTGAGAAGTTCAACACCATTTACAAACATACCTGTTGCACCAGGTGCAGTAGGTGATGCTTCACCATTTTTAATGTTAACGGGTATTGGAAACTTTCTTAAAAGTTTTTGTGGTGTAATAGCATTTGACTTTTGACTGACAAGAGTAAAAGTATGCGTTTGTGTTCCACTAGGAATATCAAACTCTTCTGCAGTGTCAGTGACAATAAGAGACCTAGACCTATAGAGTTTGATTTGGTTTGAAAGTGAAAGAACCTTTACGAAGTAAGAACCTTCAGGTAAACCAATAATATTGTTACCAGTTGTACTATAAACAACCTCATCTCCAGTTACAAATGGTACTGGTGATGGGAAAGAAAGAATAGAATACTTAAGTGTAGCAGCATTGAAGTTTTGGAAAGCACCAGTTATTGAAGAAATAGATGCATTGAAGGTTGTTTTCGTAATATCATACGAAGGTAATGAGTTTGATGCAACATACATGTGCTCATCATTCTCATTGTAAACATTTTGAATATCTGTTGTAAGGATATTATCACCTTGCAAGATAGGTGTTCCAGAACTTGTGGCAGTGTTGAGTTTTCTTCTAACACTATACTCAACATTGACAGTAGGTGAAAAACCACCCAGATTATTCAAAGTAATTTGCTTTCCATTGATCGATGCTACTTCAGCATCAGCGGCTGCAACAACTTCAGAACTCTCAACTAATACATCAACCTTATCACCAACTTTTAAATTTGACTTATCTGGTTCAGACTTGAGGTCAAAGTTGGAACCATTAATGGTATCAATGAAGAAACGAGCACTAGTGTTATAGACCCAGGAGTTAGCAAATAACTGCTTGTAAGTTTTCTCTACTGGATTCTTTATCTTTTCACCAACGTTCTTGACATTGACTTTCTGACCTTCAGTTGCAAGTACAATATCATTAACTGGTTTGATGTCCTTAAGAACACCAGTTACTCTTACTTCTACCTTCTTTGTTATGTCTCCATCTTCATATCCAATGAAAGTTTCATTTGTTCTAAGCGAAGTCTTTGTTGGAAGTGCATTTACAACATTTTGACAACCTAAGAACTGGTTGATAGTTTTGTCAGAGTAGGTGATTGCAGTATCACCAGCAATAATAGTTCCAGTGGTTCCAAAACCAACTGTAGAATCAACAGTAATAGTTGTTCCACCTGGAGCAACAGGGTTGATAACTTTGGTTTCTGGTTGAATTACAAATGTTCCTTCAATAAGGTCTTTATCATCATATCCGACAAACAAACCAAGTTTGAAGAATGTATTGATACCAGATCTAGTGAATATTTCTACTTCAGATACTGAACCTTGTGTATTTGGGTCAGAAGACTTCTGAATCGTTTGTCCTACAAGTTTGTTGGGGTCACCAGATACACGCTCAACAACAACTTGCTCTCTTCTAATATATTTTGCAGAAGAAGGTTTGGGGAGAAACTCTTCGAGGTCAACAACCTTTGGAGTTTCACCAAATAATACTTTGAAAATGATGTTATATGACTCTTCTGTTCCCTTTGATTCGTAAAAACTTCTAACCTCTTTAAGAAAGTTGTTTACGTCAAGATCTGATACAAATGATACATCCTCAAACCCAGGAGCATAGGTATATTTGAGTTTCCTGTAAAACTCCTTCAGAAACAGTGCACTGAGGTTCTGAACCTCGTCTCCAGCGGTGTGAGAGGCACTTGTAGTCTCCTGGAAGACGAGTTCCTCTTGGTCAAGGTCAGTTCTATAGGAGGTGATGCCACTGAACCCTCTGACGCATCCTGTGAAGGTATTTGTTGTGAGTCCGGTGTAGGTAATGATTTCATCACCTATCTTGAAAAGACCATAATCTGATGGAAAACCTTTGGTAGAAAATACCTGAATGGTATCATCAGAAGTTGATACATTAGAGTATAATGTAGTCTGACCTTGAATTACTTCAGGGGTTAAGTTATCAAATTTAAGATACTGGTCTAAGTTTTCAGAAAGGTCAGAAGGACCACTCTGAAATTCTTGTGATGCATAATATTGTTTAAGAAAGTCAATAGTTTTTGGACTTTCTGCTCTTAAAAAGTCTGGGAGTTGACTTTCAACGATTTGTTGAACTTTAACTCTCTTTTCAAAGCCCGTTTGTATCATCTACTTATACCCTCTTTAATGCCCCGTTTAGGTAACTGGAAGTTGACTTATAACCAACACCCGAAATTTGCTCACCTGAAGTAATGGTGTCTCTCACCATATTTATCTTGCTATCAGCAACCGAGAAACTGAGGTAAAGATCCTTCAAACCAATAATATCGTTAGAATCTGGGAATGCTTGAATTTCAACAATATTATTCTCTTTGTCAGTAGCAGAAATATTGATAGTATTGATGAGTATCTCACCTTTAGCATAATCTACTGTTCCAGCAGACTTAACGGCGACCTCATACTGACCATCATCATTGATTTCTTTAACAACCGACAGAACACCGATGTCACCTTCACCAGGAGTGTCAGTAAAGAAGAATTTGCCAGTTTTACCTGTCAAACTGAAACCTGTGCTCTTAATATTGAAACCTTCGGGGTTCTTGTGAAACTTGTTACCATAACAAAGTTCGTATTGTGCTGACTGGTTGACCAACACCTTCAAATTCCTTCTAATTCTAACTCTTGTGATATTAGAGGTGATTGAATTGTCAGTATTATCAATAACTTGAACTAATTTGCTATATTTGAAGCGACCACCAAACTTACTGACGTTTGCTGTGGCAAATGTATTCAATGTATTGGAAACTTTAGTCTGAAGACCTGCTACATCAACAACTTGCGAACTGTTGTAGTAAACTGCAGTATCAATTTCAACAAACAGGACCTTAAGGTCAACAATTTGTTGGTTTACTCCAGAAATTGCATAATTTTTCAGTTTGATAGCAATTTGCTCTTTATCAAAGTCAGAAATAAAGTCACCATTCTTGGGTTTAATGCTAATCACGACTTGACCGAACTGTGGTGGGTCTAATTCTTCACCACCGACGACAGAAACGGACTCTGTGTTAGGATAAATGGACTGAATAATGGCTTCGTAGTCTCTAGCGGTGACTGCACGGTACTGAGAGGAGTAAATCCTTGGTGCAAAGTACTTAATTGAGTCGATAGGTTCAATATCGCCACCATTTTGTGATTTTCTATCAGTCGTTACCGTTATTGCAGCAATTGGTACGATAGGATCACCAAAATTATCACTTACACGACCAGAAAATGCGAAAGAAGTTGCTCCATTGCCATCTCTTCCGTCTGTAATGATGTAACTTACAGTAATTACGTCTCCGTTAGAGAGTTTTTTACCAAAATATCCGTCACCAAACAGAATTTCATACTTCTCATCTTGAACTTCTTGTAAAAGATAGATTTCTGAGTTCTTATCGATGTTTAAAATGTTATCAGAGGGTGTAAATGGTCTTCCAGGACCAGTATCATTCGCTGTTTTTACATTTACCCTAATAGTTGAGGTATCAATGAAGGAATTATCAAGAATAAAACGTTGATCTAACGAACCATCGACGATAAACTGTTTAGAAAGGTAAGTTCCTTGTAAAATATCAATATTATTAAACGTTGCAACACCAGAATTGATGGTAGTCGTCACATCTTCAGGAATTGAGAAGACATAATTCGTATCTTCTGCTTGTCCAACACATACAAGACCCGCATCAAGGGTCATTGTGGTCGATGGACTCTTAGATTGTACCGAAAAACTTATCTGCGCCTTTGCTGCGCTTCTAGAACGGGGTACATATCCAATATTTCGCGCTAATGAAACAACATTCTCTCTTAATGTTGCCGAATCCAAGAAGGATTCATTAACAATCATGTTAGAGTTGAATGCATTAATGTAAGTATTGTATGCAAGCGTGTCAATTAAGACTGAAAAGTTGGAACCATCGAAATCAAAATCCGAAAACTTGGATTCTGCACGAAGGTAACTCTTAATTGATGCTCGAATTTGGTCAAAATCGAGGTTTGTAAACTTAGTAAAAGGCATATCAGCGTGTCGCCTCTAATATGAACGTGAAATCTTGGACAGGAAGGTCTTGACCAACAATATCAAAGTAAACTGTTACTGAAAAAGTGTTCACATCAGACTCAGGTTCCACCTGGACCTTTACATTTCCAACTCTTGGTTCGAAATTTTGAATGGTTGTGAGAATTTGCTTCTCAATTACACCAGCAGTAGCAAAATCAACGAAGTCAAATAAAGAACTATGAACGTCAGAACCCAGGAGAGGTTGAAAAAAACGCTCCCCTGGGATAGTTTGAACTAAATTGCGAACTGAACGCTTGATAGCGTTAGCATTTTTAAGAACAGGCAAGTCTTTTGTCACAGGATGAGGCTCAAAAGACAAACTAATGTCTTTAAAACCTCTTGATATCCTAGTGATTGCCATTGGTCAGTTAGTTTTCTTGCCTTTATTTATATCTTCAGTGGCAATTTCTTCTGGATCTTCTGTTTTTCTAGGCTTGGTCCAATAGTCAGTGATTAAACTTGTGGTTCCCCACATACGATACATGTAGTTGACATCACGATCGACGTGATACTTAGCCATTTTTACTCCTGATTGGGTGAATCAGAACTTTTAGAGGGGTTCGTATCCCTTCCTTCGTATTTATTTTCGCGTTCTTTTGCTGTTTTCCAGAAGTATTCATCCTCACGACCCATACCAAGACGGTCATTACCATTTTCAACTTGATAATATTGAGTCGATACCTTAAAATCAGGCATTTTTGGATCAACTGGAGTCAGACTATTATCGAAAATACGAAGTCTATTGTTAGGATAAAGAGCATACTGCCCATTTTCCAGTTCTATTAAGTTATGAGACTTATGTTCTGCAGGGTTTTCACTTGTTGCCCAGTCAACATAGTCTGGATCATGGTGATAGTTGTCAATGGTACAGACATATGTACCTTTAACAATACCATGGTCTCTAGTATAACATTCAAAGTCCATTGAACCAATGAACTTCTTATCCACTGATACAACACCATAGTCCATACAGTTCCAGAACTGTAGGTTCGGTAGACTCATATCAGGTGATGGCGTCTCTGGATCTGAGACAAAAGCAGCGATGGGCAACTTATCATACATTGCTGCATATTCTGGTAAGTAAGTTTCAAAATAAAAAGCACGCCCAGGTATCGACTTAACCGATACCCAAACGCCCTTTACAAACTCACCATGCCCACTTTGATGGTCCGTCAGATATTCTTTACGAACCCATACTTCCATTGACGGAAGGTTAGCAATAAGACATGCCATACATTTCGTTACATCTGAAGTTTATTTACCTTGTCCGCGATATGCCTTAGGTTTTGCATTGCGAGAAGAAGCGGCGTACTTAGTGTTTTTTCCGGACCCTTGACGAGTCTTCTTCGGTTTTCCGGGCATAAACCCGTCTTTTACCACACCAACCTTTGATCTCATTGCCATTTGTAGTCTCCTGTAATTTTAGTTTCAATGTCCGAGGGACGGGGACGACCTGTCTGATAATACTCTATCGACAAGTCATCCATATACTCAAAGTATTCTTCTTGAGTAAGGTTCTTGTATCTTACCTCACCTTTTACGATGATCGTGTAAGAGTCTGCCATAGTATCAAATAACTCTTGTCTTCTCGTGACCAACTCTGACGCGAGGGTCACACCAGATCTCAAAACCTGCTTCTTTTGCATCCAGGCAGAATGATACATCTTCTCCACACATATCTTGAACCTCTCCAGATTCAAAGACTTGCATCTTCGGAGCAAACCAAGGATACTTCATATCCTCATGCTCAAACACTCCCTTCTTGATGAGTAACCATCCGAAACCTGCATAGTCTACTGTGAATGGCTTCTTACGCTTACCCATGGTTTCCAAGGTTTCATGGTTCATGACTCCACCATTATTACGGAAGTCATCTTCTTCCATCCAGTGAGCAACACTAGTCGTCTGACCATCTTCAGTGCAATACCATCCAGAAGCAAGGTCTTTATCCAACAGTACCAACTGATAAAACTTCTCAGTATTAAACACAATATCACTATCAATCCACAACTGATAGTCATAGTTCAACTTACCATCCCATGGAATCTGATCAGGTCCACGCAGTACATTAGCACCCAGACACTTACAACGTGCAAAGTTCACCATGGAACTATAGTCTTGTGAGATCTGAATACTTGCACCATTCTGTACTAAGTCAAAACACAGTTGTACAAAGTTCTTCAAATATGTGTAAGATACTCCACGACCAGGTAGACAGAAAACAATACTCTTGCCTCTTACCATCTCCCTTGCTTTGTCATAGTCAAACTCAGGGGCGTCTGCCTTTCCCTTAGTCGGGTTTTTTGCCTTTACTGTAAATCCTTTAGCCATTAGAAAAAGTAGGTTACGTCAGTATTATAACAGGGTATCTATAATGAGTCAATTAAACTTCAGTGATGATAACCGACTCACCATCAACCTCCATGTTTATCTCTGTCCCCTCATACCACCCAAACTCAGATACTATCCATTCGGGCACCTTTATTACATACTCCCCTGTTACACTATCGACCTCTACAGTCGAAAAATTTTTGTCCCGGTTTTTTTCCATTAGAGGTATTTGCGATTACACTTTTGTTTTATATAGAGCTCGCGAAAGCAAGACTTTATAGCTTACAGGGACCCATTGGTTTTATACACGGGCGCGACCGACGCACCCCCGCGGCGGGGGGCACTGCCGGAGCACGAACCCATAGGGGTGCTGTTCACACACCCAGGACAGCAGAACGGCGATCCAGGCGGGCGACGGCAGCATGGCGGCGGGCGTTGGCGTCCTTATCACCCACCCAGGCACGACCCAAGGAATTCACGGGGTTCAGCGTACCCATGCGACCGGCACCGATGGCGATGTCACCCTGAGCAACATACGAACCCTTGGCGGTGTCGTGAGAACCCAGACCCGAACGACCGGAGGAATTGGTTTTGTTCAGCAGCGAACGACGGCGGCGGGTGGTGGCGGACTTCATCACGGTGACCTTAGCGGTGACCCCTGCGGGCAGGGACTGAGCGATGGCGACCAGGTTCTGAGTTGAAGCGGACATGTGAGAGTGTTCCTTTGACCCTTTTAAATTACAGGAAAATGGGGGCGGCAACCGCTGGGGTGTGCCAGTCCCCCGACTGGTTCAAAAGTTATGGCAGAAGATGAATCCATCCTCTTCGCTGTAATCGTGGCGCTCAAGGTTTTCCCAAGTTGCTTGCCAATCAATCTCAACGAATCCGGGAACGTCGTGCATACCGTAGCAGTCAGTTACGATCATTTCTGCAAACTCAGGACCTGACATTTCGCCTTGGTAAGACTCTTCAAAGTTTTCCAATTCTTCCTCACCGAACAGTTCAATGAACGCAGAAACTGCCTCAGAAGAATAAGTCTCAAGCAACTGATCTGCGATGTCCTGATTGTCATCATCATCGCACTCAATGGGGTCGGGAATGTTCATACCCTTAGCAATCATGAGTTCAGTGTAGAAGTCAGTGAACTTAAGTTTGCCGTCAATTTCATAACCGCAAGCGCGGCAGAGTTCTGATTTTGTCATCCCCTGAGCGGTGCGGATGGCGACTTCGTTGAGGAGTGCTTGACCTTTGAGCATTTTGGTTTGTTTGGTATGGGAACAGATTAGACGCTGATGGAGTCAGTCGCGGTCGCTGATGTGCCAGATACCCCACTGTCCACCATCGGCGGAGCGGGTGTCATCCCACTTGGCGAACCACTCACGGCGCAGTTCACGCTCACGCTTCTCCTGCTCAAGCACCTGGAGGGCGATGGCAGTCAGTTTGGCATCAGAAGCGAAGATGCCGTTTTGGTCAAAGGTGGTTTTGTTCATGAACACAAATTAGATCAGGTCAGGGCAGAAGTCAATAGGGGGAGGACAGTGCCTCAACCGAACACTACGTCAGCGATGGCAGTGACGCCATCCACCCATTCCCAACGGGTGATCTGCTCAGTCGCAGGAACAGCGCGATCCATGTCGTGCTTCCGCTGCAACGCGACGGTGTACTCTTGGTCTTCCCCGTAGGGTCCGACGTGATCCACCTTGGTCACAGTACCTGAGAAGGTCGTCCAAGTGCGGCGGACGTAGAAGGCGTTTTCGTAGAGGTGTGTTTTGTTCATGCTGTAAGCATGGCACAGATCTCAGGATTTTGTAGTTCGCCATGATACAGAACTGCGGAAGAAAACCTTAAGGTTGCTTGTGCCAATTAGGCGACTGGTCAGGCGGCTGACCTGAGTAACATTTAAGGGCGAAACAGTTTCAGTACTTGTAAGTGCTCAAATTACGTGCAGGAACATAAAACGAACGGTGACGAGCGTGAACA